AGTTGGTCCAAAAGTTACTTTGAACTTCTCAACTTCAGCCTGTACTTCAGGTATATTAGGATTAATTACTTCAAGACCTAATTTAGTTAAAGTCTCAATATCTCTTAATTCCTGTGGGGTATTATAAATACCCATAAAGTGTGCATAATATACCTTCATTAGTAATCTATTTCAATTAAAAAATCTACATCAAGTAGTTCCGGATAAGTTTCAATAATCCAATTATCCAAATCAGTTCTCGTATACTTAGGGTCTGATGACACTTTATAGTCTACAAAACAATTTGGACCAGATTCTGATAACCAGGAATCTTGTGTAAGGTCTTCAGGTATATCACAATAACTTACAACCTTCATATGAATAGTTTTAAGTTTAGATTCCTGTTCTTTCTTATGTTGCTCCTGAGCATACTTATAAGTGTAGTCTACAGCATCAAGTGCTTTCTTACAACTCTCTTCAGTATTTTTCAGATATAACAAAAACCTCTCTTCAGTAAGTTTTGTTGGGTCTTTATAATATGTCTCAATAAATTGAACATAACTTCTAATCATACCAATAGCACTATTGTGCTCATGTATAGTATGAGAAAATTTCTTTCCTAATTCAGTATCCCAGAATCTCATTGTTTACTAAGTTTTTCTCTAATTTCAGTTAGAGTAGTTTCACTATAGAATACTCCATCTTTGTAAAGAGTTTTAAGAAGTCCAACTGATTCTTGTGACCAAGTACAATTATCTTCTAATTTTATTTCACCTCTGTATTTATATACAGTTAATAAACCTACAGCTGATTTCTTGATTCCATCATCTGTAACTGGGTCTTTAAATATAGGATAACCTACTATTTCATAAACAACATCTTTTTCATATTCATAATTCCTTTCTACTTTCTCTACATAAGTAGCCTTCATAGCAAATCCAAATGTATCTCTTGTGTTATACTGGTATGTGAATGAACCAATACCTAATACAACATTAGTAGATGCAAATCCTTTTGCTTTAAGTCTCTCACATATTTCAGTAGCTCTATCAATTGTAATAGAATCTCCATATATAGCTCCAATGTGTGGGTCTAATACTTTAAATCCTTGCTCATTAACAGTACCACCAAATACATCCCAAAGTAATTCAATTACTCCTTTGTGTTGATTCTCTCTACCATCTTCGTACTTTTTAGTACTTAGATGAGGAGCTGTACCACATAAGATATCACAAGGGTCTCCAGAATCAGGTCTGATTACAAGTTTAGTTGTACCAGCCAGGATTTCTGCTTTAAGCTGAGGTAGTATAACTGTACATACATTCCATAAATCCCATGTATCAGATACAACTGATAATATAGGAGAATCTTTATAGGTCTTAAGTAATCTTCTAAATGTTTCAATTTCACCTTCTTTAGAACCTGCACACATTACTGAGTGCTCTGTAGCTGGAACTGAGCCTGCTACAAATCCTGTTTCATTATAATACTTTCTTGCTCCCCATATTGCAGGTAAGCTATCTGTACCAGTGAATGAAGTTAAGTGTCCTAAACCAGATGCAATTACTGCATGGTCAGAATCTAAACCTCTGAATGAGAAGTCATGTCCTTGCCAATTAACAAACTCAACATTTTTCTCATCAGTCTCAAGAGCATACTTAGTAAGTACTTTCTTGTATGTATGAGCAATAGATGCTGATGTCATAGGTTTCCAAAGCAAATTACTTAAGATACTCTCTAAGAAATTAGTTACCCAATAGAACTCAGGTTCAGTATTATAAATAGTAAGCATTGGAACTCTGATAGGACATAGTGTACCTTCTTCAAGAGCTTTAACATGGATAGGTAAATAACCTAAGTCATGTAAGTTTTCGAAGTGAGTAGTATCATAATCAGTATTAAGATACATACTAAGCTCTTTCTTGACTTCAGCAATAACTTCATCTTTAGGTTTACTAAAGAAGTTCTCTTTAAAATGCTCATGAAGAAATTTCATAGCAAGTGTTGTACCAAATACTACTACTTCATCACAACCTTTAGGAGCATACTTGTTGCTCCTTGGTGTGAAGTTAGAATATACCAGTGATGTGCCAGGAGGATACTGGTCTTGATGCCCGTATTTGTACCCGTCAGATAGAAATATACTATTCATTTGTGTCATAAGTTAGTTTGAAAATATCTTTTTTACAAGGATAATATTCTCCTTTTACTCCTCTGATAATAACATCTTTAGGTAATACATCATAAGATGTACCTTCTAATGTCTTAACAGTAAGCCTGGCTCCATCTGGACCTTCATCAATAAAATTAAATTTATCTTCGAATCTATCTCCAAATGATTCTACCCATTTCTGTAGTTCTGGTAAATTGTTTTCCTCTACAGGATAATAATCTATCTCAACTGGTTTCTTTGTTGCTTTCATTTTTTCTTGTTCTTTAATGTATTCGTAGTAAGCATCCAGTTTAGATTGTAATCTATCACTTGCAGCTTGTATTTTTTGTGTAACATCTTCTATTTCTTCAGATTCTACAGTGTACTCTTTAGATTTGTTTTCTAAGTAAGAACACCATGCTCCTATAAGACATAGTTCGTTACCTGTGTCATGCATTAGGGTTAATAGTGGATTCATATTCCTTTTGTTTTATAGTTACACATTCTGTACATATTTCATATATAAGTGTATGTTTATTCTCATTGAATAACTGTTCTGACAGTTCACTATATAAATCTGGATGAGTCTCCCATAGCCAATAGAAGTATTTCCTTTTATGATTACAGAAATGACATCTTTTCCAAAATAGTTCTCTTAAAAACTTTCTCATTTAGTTCTCCACTTTTGATGAGCTGCTACTCTAATTAATTCTTCATTTGTAGCAAATCTATATGTTTCTCCGTGTTGATTATTATTAAGATAATCACATAGTTTTTGTTTTGCTACGTAATTTTCATCATCAGAAAAAGAAATCCAGGTCCAATTAGAAGAATCTTCAATCTTATTCCCATCTGCATCTTTTGTCTTAAAGAATCCAGTACTGATTCTACCATCAGACATATCAATTAGACAATAATAATTTCCTCTTATCTCTCTGTTGATATCTCTTCCGCCACCAATATAACCTATTTTCATCATGACAGTGGATAGATACCCAGTATCGTAGAAATGAGGACTATTAGTTTTATTCACACTTTCTCTTACAATATAATGACCTACACCATCAATTGCTTCTGGTGTGAATATTGTTTGTTTCCATTCGTATGTTGCCATTATTTTTCAATTTTTGTTACTTCAAAACCAAAGTGTTTTAAATCAGCTTTAATTTTTTGAAATCTTTCTCTTGCCTTTTTGATATGGTCAATATTATAATTATAACCATCATCAGTTATAATATTAATTCTTCCTTTTTGTGTAGTAGTCATATAAAACTTATAGTTTACCTCATCATCTTCTTCATTATAACCTACACTATCAAAAACCATAATCCTATTATTTCTCCAAAGAATTAAAGAGTTTTGATAATTTATTAGTTGGTCATTTAAATATGCTGCCCTTCTAATACCTTCATTAATTCTTTTTTCCTTTTTCTTGGATATGATTTCTTCTGTCTCTTCAGGTTTCTTTTTGGTAAACCAACTCATTATCCTCTTCCTTTTTCTTCAGGATATAAAGTAGGAACATTATCTGATTGCCAGTATTCCTTTGTATCTATATCCATAATAGTTAATTTACCTTTGAATCCACCTCCAGTGTCCATATTCCAAACATTACATCTGTTCATTGGAATATCTATTGGAGCATTAGTTCTACCCATTTTCTCAAATTCAGGATAATGTGGTTTACAGTTCCAATTCTGTGTAGAAGTGTGTCCTATATAAACCTCTTTATGTTTCCTGAATCTTGTGTACTTGTTAGGTTTACCACTATTATCAGGGTCTGCTTCAAGTTCTCTACCATGTAACATGACAGCTAATCCGAATAAGTCCCTATCCCAGTAGTAATCAGTTTCATTAGCATCATGACCTAATCCCTTTTGGGATATAAAGCCACCATGTACAAATCCTCTGTTCTCTTCATCTATATAAAAATTTTGAAGATTTCTAAAGAATTGTTTATGGGCTTCATCAGTTATATAACCTGTTCTTATATAAGAATCTATAGTAGCTTGACCTCCACTGTGTGTTACCCATATATTAGGACATTGACCCATTAAGAGCCAATCTTCACACCACTTATCATGGTTTCCTCTAAGAAATATAGGTTTATGTACAGATTTCTCTCTTAAGTCAATTAAGTATTGAACAAGTTCTGCTGTCTCTGACCACCCATCTACATAATCTCCTAAGAAGATAATCTGGTCTTCCTGGTAATTATAATTACATCTGATTAGAACCTGAACTAATGCTCTGAGTCCACCATGTATATCTCCAATTACCAGTGTTCTTTTTTGTTTATTTTCCATTTTCTTTATCTATATTGTATTGAATAATCATACCTAATACAAATCCTACGAGAAAGAAAATAAATGTCATTTCTGTACTCATACGAATTCTACATTTTTACTAACCCAATCAGCTATTTCAGTGAATGATAGAGCTGCTCTGGTACTACCTCTAGCAAATTTATCTTCTCCAGGAAATTTTGTTTTCTTGTAATGCTTTTTCCAGTTATCCAGTTGAAGTAATGTGAAACCATCATTAAGACTTGCAAGTATAGTACTTAAGTCTTCAACAGTTTTAACTCCTTCTTCTACAGTTGCTGTAGTAAGTAGTTCTTCAGGATATCCTATTTTAGATAGATATCTGCTTACATCCTTAGGCATACCTGCACCTATTAGATTCTCTGGGTCTGCATTACATACTAAAGCTGCTATACCAAGACAACATCCTTTAGTTGGTTCTGCAACAGAACAACCATCATCATCCTCATAGCTACTTATTAAAGTACCATCTATTTGAGTATATTCACCACTTCTTAAAGCTGCAAGCCATTTTTCTGCAAATTCCTTAGGAAGCTGAAAATCTTTTTTTATTTTTCTCTTTGTTTTTGTATCCATTTTCGTAGTGGTTTAACTGCATTTTCACCTGGATGAACAGAATACAATAGTTTAGACACATTATGAGTCACCTTTATTGTATTCCTTCTTCCAGACTTAGTAATACTAAAGTCATCCATTTTTTCAATCTCACGGATTAACTTATTGTATTCTTTCATAGCAGTATTGTTTTAGTTATTTTGTTATAACTCATAGATTTTGAGTTTATCAGTTTCAGGTAAAGTACAAATAGAATCTGTAGTATATATACATTCAAAATATTTTATCAAATCTATATAACCATGATTAAGTACTCCATGTGATACTATAAGATATAGTTTACCACAATTCTTTTTCTTAAGCTCTTGAGCTATTTGAATAAAAGTTCTTCCTCCAAGACAAATATCATCTACAATGAAACAATCTTTACCTTGTAAATCATCTGTGTTAACTACAGTAGTTATTTCACCTGTACCAGAATTTCTTGATTTCATACAAGTAATAAATTCATGATAATGTAATTTCTCAATTTGTTTAAACTGAGTCTTAAATGCACCTGAATCTGGTATTACCCATACTACAGGAACCAAGTCTTTCTTAGCAGCATGTATATCTGCTATAGACCATTCCAAAAATTGTGTGTTATCTAGAATTCTTAAGGAATTTATAAACTCTACTTTATCTGAGTGTGGATGAAATATTTCATAACTATCAATTGGATAGATATTAAGTAAGTCACAAATAAATTTAAGACCAAAACTCTCAGTATCTTTAAACTGTCTGTCATCTTGCTGATACATCATATAAGATATATTACAATATATAGGACAAGGACAAACTTTTCTCAAAGTATTTGCTACCAATCCTAAAGCCAGTATGTCATCTGAAGACCTGAATGTTGTTAGAATGAGAACTTCTTCCCATGATTCAATGTCTACTTTTAATTCAAATTTAATTGAATTATCAGGAAATTTAGAAAGTTTATACTCTTCAAAATCTCCAAAACCTCTTTTTAAATCTATTATCATTTTATGTTTGTTAGTGGGTATGCATTAATAATTGATTCTTCATCTGCTTCAATAATGAAACCATCTCTATTTCTTAACTGTTCATATTGAAAATCTGTATCATCTTCTCCATCATCATAGAAGTCAAGAATATCTTTTCTTTCTATAGATTTTTGATTCCAAGATTCTTCATCATAAGGTATAAAAGATAGTTGTATTTTTAACTTTACATTCTCTAAAGCTTTCTCTACATGATATTGAGCAAACTTAGTTAACATACTTTGTATATACTCTCCAGTAGTTTCCTCACTTTTTCCTGTAGTAAAATTTTTTGAAAATTCTTCTGCTGTCATTTTATATATTGTTTATACATTCCTCTTACATAACCATCTATTTCCATAAGTTTAGGATTTATAAATTTATTATGTATTTTGGAAGCTTTGTCTAAAAACTCTTTATGAAATTCTTCCAGCTCTTCTTTCCCTGTAACTTCATTTGCTCTCTTTTTCAAATATTCTAAGGTCTCCCAATCTTTTTTAGATTGTTTAGCCAAACTTGATACAGACCAAATAAATGCAATAATAAGAGCAAATGGTATTAGTAAAACTAAATATCTCATTAGTTAAAGTTTCCATTTTGAATTTCTATAATGTCAGCTTCTTCATCCCAGGCTTTAAGGATTATAAATCCTTCTGGAACTTCAAGCATCAGAATTGGGTCAAGTACAACTTTTCTTTTAGCATCTTCAATAGCAGCTGCATTAAGCTTGTCTGCACAGATTTCCAGATAGTTGTTATTATTGATTTTAACGACAGGAACTTGATAAGATTCTCTGTTACCATATTCTTCTTGGAATATTATTTCAGGAATAATAAAGTGTGTCATAGGAGCAACAATTTTAAGTTTTGAAATCTCAAATGCTTTTACAACACTTTCACTTGGACCTCTATGAGATTGCATTTCTTGTATTAACATTTGTTGATGTTGCCAATCTAGTATACTTCCTGGACTTAATCTTGGTGGAGTTTTTGGAGCTTCTTTTGTTTTAGTTCTATACCCACCATAACTACTTTGGGTAATCTGCATAATCTTTTTAGACTCATTAATTTCTGTCATAAAACCTTTTGCTATATCAATAGCATCCATAGGTATTTCTTTTCCATAGAAACATGTATCTCCTAAGAAAAGATTATATTTCTTAAGAATATGAACCATTGTTACAGTAGGTACAAATTTAAAGAATGGATACTTAATAGCATATTCAGCATTTAGTTTCTCCATCTTTTCATAGTAAGAGATTTCTTTTTGAATCTCCATAATTTTCTGTCTTACTTCTTCCTCTTTTTTCTCAAGTTGTTCTTTTTGAACCCTTGAAGTAGGAGTATTTGTAAATCCAAGTTGTGATAAGGTTTTAATTTTATCATAAAGCTTTTGATTATCCTCTTTAAACTCTGCTAATTTAGTTCTAAGATTTCCAATCTCAGTACTTCTTGTGTAATTAACACCAGCTTCTTCAAGTAACTGGTCCAACTTTGCAGAAATATCTTTCTGTATAAGTTTCGAATCAATTACTTCTTCTTTTTCAGTTTGAACCATAGGTTCTCTCTCCAAGACCTCTGTTGAGGTTTGGTTCTTTGCAAATAGTTTTTTAAACATAATTATAAATTTTATAGATTATTTGTACATATGATACTCAGTACCATAATCACTATTACTGTAATTGCTGATATAGCAATATCTTTCAATTTGTTCGCATTCATATTTTTATTTTATTAATTTTAAGGCTTCTTGTAAACCTATTTCTAAAGCTTCTTCATAAACGTCATATTTCGATAGACCTACATTCTGGCTAATAAAAAATAAGACATTACTTTTGTTTTTTGGTTCAAATTGATATATTTGAAAATAATATCGTCCTATATTAGAAATTTCTATTTTAATATGAATGTTATGAGTTTCCCTTAACCATTTTTGAAGTAATGATTGTGTAGGTGCTGATACATACTCTTGGTCTGAACCTTCGTAATTATAATCTTCTATACTATTATAATTATACTTATCCGTAATATATCCTATACGAGGTGATGAACAAACTTCACCTAAATTATAAATACCTCCAAGAGTTTTATTAGGTGTATTACCTCTAATTACTGTGTAATATTTTTGTACTTTTGTACTAAATCCTACTCTTTTAGCTAATCTAGCTGTTTCAAATGTTATTAGTTGTTCTGTCATATTATTTAAGTTTTGAAAAAGAGGGCTTAATTGCCCTCTTCTCTGTTATCACCACTACCATGTAAAGTACCAGTTTCTCTTCTTTTTGTGAGTTTCTCATAGTTTGCTTCCATGATTTCTTCCAATGTAAGACCTAATTCATTAGCAATTGCAGTAGTATACCACAATACATCTCCTAATTCTTTCTTAACATTATATACAAATTCAGGAGTTATTACACCACCTGCATCTCTGTATAGTTTCTTCACTTTTTCAGCAACCTCACCTGCTTCCCCACATAAACCTAAAGTACAATAAGTAAGACCTATTTCTTTAGGAAATATGGCTGTTTTTCTTATGATACCTTGGTATTCACTTGCATCCATTTTCAATAATTTTAATTGTTGTGCCTGTTCATAGGCAAATTGTTCAAATATCCAGTCTTTCATATAGGCTTTTTTCAAATTGTTCTAAATTATACTCTGGAAAGTTTTCTTTCAACATTAGTATCAACCCACAAAAGTCTCTCCAATGATATTCTGTAATTACTTCTCCAACACTATTGGATAAATGAAATAAACATTTTAGAGTTTCCTCTAAAGTTTCTTTTTTCATATTATCCACATTTAGATGAACCACAATTCTGGCATGACATACATCCTTCCTGGAATATTACATTGTCTGAATTACAATCCAGACAACTTACTGTAGATTTAACACCATCAGGAATATACTTTTTAAGTACTCTTGCTAATCCTTTTGTAAATGAGAATAAATCTCCATCACACTTAGTTAATTGCTCTACAATAAATTTAATATCAGCTCCATGTCTGAGTGATGTACTAACCAATCTCGTTATGGCAGCTTGCTCATCAGTCATATTAGAAGAAATATCATAAGTTAAATCATGTTGTTTAAAATAATAATGACCTTTACTTTTCTTGATAATATCTCCAAATCCTGTGAGACCTTTCTCAGTATTGTCTATGAAAATTTCATATGGCTTGCTATCTATAAGTCCTATGATGATATTACAAATAACACCATTTACTTTTGTAGTATGAGCTACACCTTCCAATACTTTTGGTCTCTTAATAGCATCAACATAGTTGAATGTTTCATCCTTTTTAGAATCAGACACTAACACTCCACTTCTTGAACCATCTCTGTATACTGTAATACCTTTGAGACCTTGCTTCCATGATTGCAAATATATGGTAGATACTTCAGCTTCTGTTACATCATTAGGTAAATTTATTGTAGAACTAATACTATGTGTAATATACTTCTGTATGACACTTTGCATTTGTACTCTCTTTACCCAATCAATATCATTTGCTGTAGAACCATAATATGGAGAAACTTCAAATAGAGATTGTAAAGTGTTCTTACTAATATTATCAATGTTAGTTTGCTCATAATTAGTTTCAATCCACTCCTTAAATCCTGCCATAATAACAGGATATTCCTGCCATGTATCTCCATTCTGGTCTGTAAAATCAACTCTTACTCCGACTTCTCCTGGATTTACTTTCTTTCTTCTCATATAGAATGGCATGAAGATAGGTTCCATACCTGACGAGACATTAGAATATTTAGCAAGTTTAGCCATAATAGAAAGACTTCCTGTAGGAGCAACTGTGCTCCATGAAACATTCCTTCTACCCCAATTATTCATTCTGATAGCTTGTTCAGGATAATTTTCATAGATAAATTGATAGAATGGATTTTCTCCACCTACCATAACATATCCATTCATATCATCTCCTACAACATGAAATTCAGCATCTCTGTCCCAACCTTCAAAAGTACCTCTAAGGATAGCTAAGTCAATAGTACAGTCTAATTCTGATTTCATTTTCATTTCCATGATTTGCTCTGTAACAGTAAGAGCTTGTTGAGAGTCATAAGCCAGACCTAATGCAGCAAGAGTATCTCCTAATGCAGTAAAACCTAAACCTGTTCTTCTTGAAGCTTTAGCTGTATTATAAACCTTATACCATAAGTCAAGCTCTCTTTGTTTGATATCTTGTTCTTCTATATCAGCTTCAATTTTAGCCAGTATTCTTTCAATGTGTTCAAGTTCCAAATCAATAAGGTCATCAGATAATCTCATTGCTTCATAGTTTGTTTTGTAGAATTCTTCAAAATCAAAGTAAGCTTCTGGAGTCCAAGGATTCTTAACAAATGAAAATAAATTCATAGCCATAAGTCTGCAAGCATCATATGGTTGCATACCTATTTCTGAACATGGATTTGTAGTTACCTGTTTGAATTGAGCATAAACTCCATCAGGAGAATAATCAACCATTCTATCCCAAAACATAAGCCCTGGTTCAGCTACATTATGTGCTGATTTGATAATTTCATCCCAATATTCCTTTGCTTTAATCTTTTTTAAAAGAATTTTTTCCTGTCCTTCTAATATAGTCATCTCATTATAATTAAGATAATTATAATTAGGTGGAATAGGGGCTTCACAAGGAAATCTTAATACATAGTCTTGATTAGATTCTACTGACCTCATGAAATCATCATTAAGTTTAACAGATATATTAGCTCCAGTTACCTGTGATAAATCTCTCTTAATCTTAATGAACTCTAATGAGTCCGGATGTTTGATATCTATTGATATCATTAATGCACCTCTTCTTCCATTCTGAGCTACCTCTCTTGTACCATTTGAATATCTGTGCATGAAAGATACTGCTCCTGTAGAGGATTTAGCAGCATTAGTTGTTGGAGTTCCTGCGGGTCTAAGTGTTGAAATATCAATACCTACACCACCTCTCCTTTTCATAAGCTGTACCATTTCTTCTTCTTTTTGGAATATTCCACCATAAGAATCAACTGGTTGTCCAACTACGAAACAATTAGATAAGCTTCCTATTTGAGGTGCTCCTAATTGTGACATTATACTTCCCTGCGGTATAATGTGTTTGAAATTATGAAAAAAACTATAAATATTTTGTACAGTAAGGTCACCTCTTTCTTTACCATAATTTGATAAATTTTTCTGAGCATCTATAAAAGCTTTATCAGTTTTCTCAGAATAAAATACCTTCTCCTTATGTATATATTTATGTTCAATCCTGGCAAATTCCTTAGCCATTCTTTTATGCATATCATCAGGAGTTTCCTCTCCCTCAATAGCATACTTACCTTGCCATACTGATGAGGCTAACTCATCTCCTTCAAAGTAATTTAATAATTTTTCACTTCCCATGTTTTACATTTAAAATATTTTAATATACTCTCTTAATATATAAGTACCATATTTACTCCTGATTTTATACCATAAAAGTAAGTTACTCCCAGTCCAATCAAGTCTGGGAGCAAATTTTACTTCTACAATAAAAAGGACTGCAAAGATAATAAAAACTATCATAATAATTCCTTTAAAGTTTTAATCCTTTTGTATCCTACATCATATCTCTGATTATGAGGTGCATCATATAGGAATGTACAAATTCCTGCATTATTTAATTCCACGAAGTTTTCATATCTGTCATCAACAAATATATCAATACCTGATGTTTTAGCTACTTCCACTTTGGATTGTTCAAATCCTACTGAGTACACTGGCATAGTTGGAAAACCATGTTTATGTAACCATTTCTTGGTAAGCTCTACAGGTACACTTCTGCTTGTAATATAACAATGAGGTTCAAATGGAATATCTCTGGGAGATATTTTAGCTGGAATATTCAAATAGAATTCATCCAATTCTTCAGTTGTAAAGCTTTTGAAATGGTCTTCATTTGAATAGCTAAAATTCCAATTCTCAGGCATATCATAACCAAACTTCTCACACCAGGAATCAGTCCAGCTACATATAACTTCATCTATATCAAGTCCAATTTTAGGTCTTGATAAGTAGTCATGTGGTCTGTCATCTCCTTGTGGATAAATCTTATAATATGCTGTTAAAAAGTGAGCATTACATGCAACATGTGCTGCATGTAGCTCACCAGTTTCTGGGTCAAAATCTTCACCTCTCTCAATAGCATTTAAATGCCTTTTAAGTGAAGCTATAATATTGCTCCATGCCATACCTTTCTCCCAATTTCTATCAGAATACTTTATGGCTCCTTTTGTAAGTACTCTTACCATTTGCTCATGAGCATAGGAATGAACTAAATCAAACCTTAGTTTACCTTCATTAAATCTTAATCCTTTGTGTTTTGATAAGTCTATTTCAGGTTCTGCTTCAGGTTCTCCCCTTAGCATGTCTGTAGGTGATGGATTCTCTACCATATTTTGTTTATTAATAGTTAAAAATTTCTTCTTTAAGGACTGGTGGAAAATCAAATTCTGCATCTGCAAAATCATCTGGTTTTAACTTAGTCTTGAATTCAGTGTTTACCATATCAGTAAACTTACCCAAATATTTCTTGTCTTTTGTCAGAACCATCCTGACTTCCCTTATTTCATCATTCCTTGTTTTTTCAATAGCTTTATCAGTCAGTGTGACAAATTTAAAGTAATCATTTATTTCCTTTGTTCCATACATATCACTGTATTTTCCCTGAACAAAGCTCAGGAAAGATGCATCATGCTTATAAGGCAATTGTAACACAATCATGTGTTTACCTGTAAAGTCCTCATATACATAATCAGCTACATAGTAATGTTGGTAGGTCAGCCAATCAAGGAACTTAGAGAATTTCAACTTATACTCTTTTATTTGGTCTTCTGAGGAAAAGGGTAGATTAGTGTCTACAAGTATAAAGATGTGATTTCTCTCACCTTTGATATCCATATTATAGTCATTAATTCCTACTCCTAATTTAAAGAAAGTACCTAAATGTTTGTTCAATTCTGGTCCATAGTACTTAAGGCATGGATAGATATACTTCCAGGTCCTATTCTTATACAACTTCCCACTTTGTATTTGCATAGTTCATTTTTTAAGTTATACAATAATACCAGACCAATCTCTTTGGTCTAATTTACTTTATTAGTACATATATAACTTATGAATAGAACCTGTTACCATTTCTCAATCTTCTGAATAATCTTTAAAAAATCCTCAAATGTCATAGTGACTATTTCATCATAAGGAGTTCTTCTTTTTCCTGTACCAACAGCTTTTTTATGGATAACTATTTTAGGGAATAAGTGCTCAGGAGAACTTTGAGGAAATAACTCAAACATTCTGTTCTGCATATATTGTAATTCCCTAGCTGGATTCATTCCTGCTTGTTTTCCATGTTTAACCTGCACATTAAAAGGTAAGAATATTAAGTCTATACCAGCATCATCATGAAGTTTAGAACCAAGTCTTGATGTTTTACAATGACTAAATCCTATTTCTCTGAATATGTTGGCATAGAACCTTTCAGCTTCTGAGCCATTTCTTTTGTTTGTTTTTCCAATGCTTCTTTTTTTTATTTGAATATCCATATTAGTCTATTAATAGGCTTTTAGGAACTTCTTCTTTTAGATATTTAGCTCTTTCGGAAATATTTTTAAACTTTGGTTGGACAAAATTGTTTCTGAACAATCTGTCTGCAATTTTTGTTGTGTAGACAATATCTATACCTTGCACTGCTGCTTCAGGAAAGTAATCCATATGAAGTTTCTTCTTCAGATTCTTATAGATAGGGTTTTCATCTAATTCGTTACTCACAAATATACAAAACTGTGAATAATCCGGATTAGCTACTATTTCTTCAATAGGCTTACTAAAAAGATATTGTACATTTATACCAAGACAAATAAGAAGATTCTCATTTGGACCATATATAGCACCTCTTACAACATTTACATGCTGAGGTACTGTTGCAACTGAAAATTTGAATCTCTTTGGAGTCATAGTATTTATCAGATGATGTATCATCCTGTCATATCTATATTCAAATCCATTTATTTCAGGGACATCTATAGGTAGAGAATATTCTAAAACTTGTACATCTTCTCTGTCTTTAAAAGTAATTAAACTGTGTTGAAATACAGCGAAGAATGGTATAAACATATTACAATCTGAAGTCCCTATATTCCTTGTTTTGAAATTATTAGCATTTGAACTGCTAACTGGGGGTCTCACAAATGAAACTATGTTTGTTGCCATAATTATTGTTCATTTAGATAGTTAATAGGAATAAAATATTCCCATGAAAATGGTAGTGCTCTGTCATCTTCTCCAATTTGATTATTAGCAAAGTGGTTTGTGAAGAATGCTACCATATGTGCTGCAATCATAGCAGCTGAGTGTGATGTCTGTTTAAGAGTACAGGGTGCATCCGGAACTTCAGAATCATCAAAGAGATGTTTTTCATACTCTTCAATTCTGTCTGGTGTTACACAAAATATATGTAATTGTTCCATAGTAAGTCTACCATCAATGAATACTGGTACAATTTCAGTTTCACCTTCTGCTAAAGGAGCTTCAGTCAAACTGTTTTGCCAATCTTTAACATAAATTTTCCAATTAGCAAACATATCCTTTCTTGCCTGCATATTATCAAATGCAGAGAAAACATAATGATGTGTTGGACTCTCTGTAGTGTACTTCTCATTCTGAATATCTATGACAGTATCTGTAAAATCCTGTACTATCTCTTTAAGAGCAGCAACTTTAGTTTTACCTATAAGTCTTTTAGGAAATAATTGTCCTCCCATATTATGCTCTTCAATAGTATCAAAGTCATATACAATAGGCATAAATCCGGCTCTTGCAAGCATCATAGTAAGCCATGAACCAATACCACCTGCACCACCTACAATTACATGTGTTTCTTCTTTAGGAAACCAGGGTGCATCTTTAAATCTTGATGATTGTGTTGTATTCATTACTTAGCTACTTTGAATTTTTCTAACATTGATTTTAAACTTCCTATTACAGGACTTAACATTTCCTGTACACTTTTACTTTGTGTAAGATGGAAAGTATTTTCATACTCATTGATTACACCTTCAGTTACAAAAGTAAATACATCAGCATTTTCTCTGTTTGGCATACTATCAAAGAAATTGTCATACAATGATGCATATTTCTCTAAGATACTTGATGCTAACATTTTAGGCTTCAGATTAAACTTCAGATAATGCTTAATGATATCTTCAATATCAGCAAATTCTCTTAAGTTATTACCTGTATTCAGAACAAACATAGCAAAATGCTCTACTTCTTCATTGAAATCAGTGTAAATACTTGTACTTACCTTCTTCTGCTCCTTTGGTTCCCAGTTGAATTCCTGCTGGTCTTCTTCTTCTTTTTTCCCCTGATATGGGTAGTCATAGTCATCCCATGCTGCACTATCTCCGTGTTCTCCCCATGTGGAGGGGTTACTGGGAGTCCTTGTACCTACTTGTTGACCATTACTTCCATATACTTTACCAGTACCGAATCCGGCATAGTTAGTATTACTTATTTTTGTAACAGCTGCTGCCACCTTATCTGCATCTTCAATGACTTTATCCACCTTAAGAATAAATTCTTCGGGAACAGATATTTCTGACCTGGGAGAATCTATAGCACAGTCATAAACTACAAGTTTCTTTTCCTCTACTTTATACTCTTCAGATTTGAAAAGGTATTTCTCTCCATCTGAATTCTTAGCATAGAAAGCAAATTCTTTACTGTCCTGAGATTCTGCTATAAAGCATACTTTAGCACAGAACTCCATAAAGTTATTCACAATAAGTGAAAGATAGAAGTTATGGTTTGGTGCATTATCTTCAAGTTCAGACCAATCTGTACCTGAGAAGAATACTCCCATAGTATTATGAGAGTGAATATGGCCCATTTTCCAGCCTTTCTCCATTGTCTCATTCTCCATCATATAGTCAATTACTCTCTCATCAAAAGAGTATTCTGTATAAGCTGCTGTACCTTTATTCATAGGTAGTATATCCTCTATGGTTAATACCATTTCTGAAGGATTTGTAATGTCTCCCTGTACACTATAAAATAGTACTCCTGACCACTCTACTTTAGCTATCCTTGAGCACAGGAACTGGATTAACTGGAGTATGTTCTGTGGCATTATCAACTTCACTTTTGTATCTGTCAATTGTACTCTTTCTAATGATTTTTTTGTTGCTGTCATATTGTAATTCTTTAATAATAAATTCTTTAATTCTTGGGTGTACGAAATATTCAATGGCTGTACCTCTGTCTCCTGGTGTACCATATACTTCAAGTTTTTTCTTTTCTCCCTGGAATATAAATGTTCCAGTGAATCTTGGTGGTTCAACATGCGTAGATGTTCCTGAACCATAGGAATAATATCTTCCTGTTTCGTCCCTCATACAAAGGAATCTTGATTTTTGCACATCTGAGAGTGGTGCTGATTTTAAGAATTCCTCGAAGGTTTCATTGTCTTTAATTACATACTGGTTGTTCTCTATTGTAAAATCAATCTTAGGTACAAGATTATTATTTCTGTGATAATTTAATATCACATTCATTAAATCTCTGCTAACCATGTCATTTACAGTATGTTCTCTGGCACTTCCACTTCTTGGTATAATATTCTCTATGTGATGATGAGGACCACCTTCAAGTGATTCCCAACTTACAAGAGTATATAAATTTAGAAGATAAGAAGTAAATTTCTGGATAGTAAATCCATCTGAGTTAATCTCAGCAATTGCCTCATTAATGTGACCTGAACCTGTACAGAAGTTACCCCAAAATGGTGGTGTTGCTCCTGCTTCTGGGTTTCTTGTTGGAAGATGACTATGAAAATAAGCTGAACTCCACTCAGCATAACTAAGTTGTCCTCTTCCTCCATAAGTACCTTCTATAAATAACCTGTTGTTTCTTATACCTAACATTATATTAATGTATAAGTCTACAATCTTATGGCTTTTCTTTTTGGAATTCTTGATAATGACTTCAGGTAATAGTATTACTACACCTTGTATATCAATAGTTATTTTTCTCTTACCTTTTGGTAAGGCTGATAATCTTACAACTACATCAAAATCCCATTGTCCTTCATATATTTCTTCAATAGTCTTTACTGACTTTCTGAATTGTTCAAAAGCTGGTGCTGATATAGGCTGTCCTCTTAGAGTTAGCCTTCCTTTATCATACTGTTTTTTGACCCATCTGAAATCACGAATATTAGGACTTAACTTAATTTGTTCCTCTAATTTTCTAAAATCCATAATTTTAGTAATTTAATATAAAAAGGGGAGCTAAGTTATAGCCCCCCTTTTTGTTAATCATTATCCCCAAGGGTCTCTTTGTTTTGGAGCAGAACCACTTCCACCAGCAGCCAAAGCTCTGATGTCAGCTAAAGCTTGCTCATCTTCGTAAGAAGTATAAGAAGCTTTAGGTGCTGAATAAGAAGAATCTTGATTATCAAAATCCTCCTCTAATCCCTCAACAATTTCCTGAAACTCTCCGATAAGTTCATTAAGTCTTGCGAACTTAGCTCCATTACCTGACTTAGTTTTCTGAGGCATTAAGTAAAGTTTGAAGTCTCCTTCTGGCAATACTGCATCATCAACATTAAGTTCATTTCTTGTTTCACCAACTAATAGCTTCATTCCGCTATAGTCAATCTCTCTTTGTCTTAAAAGAGGTTTAAGCTCTCCTAAAGTTCTAACATTTGTGTCAATACTTCCTGACACACCTACTGTTGAATAGATTTTAATCTTTCTCATTGTAATGTAATTTAATTTGTATTTAACTTCCCTTGTTGTAAGCAGTCAGTTCTTAGATTTGTGAATCTGAGAATCTTTCTGTTTTCACTGTATTAGCAAAAGCTAATCTTGCTTCCAATTCAGTAAGCTCTTTAGTAGCTCTGTATTCATCAGCTACAGAATATGGAATAATTCTTTGAAGTGCTAAAATTTGAGTATTCTTTTTAGAAATATCAACAGTTAAGTTAAAAATTTCCTGGTTTAAAGCTAAACCTGATTCTTGTGCTTTTAATTTTAAAGATTCTGCTTTAGTTGCTTTCTCATCTTGAGAAATTAATGCAAAATAAGTTGTTGGTGCTGTTGTTGTTGACGCTGTTGCCATAATAAAAATAATTTTAAATTTTAAAGTTTACCACACTATTGTGGATTTTTGTTGTTGTTGTAATATCTCATTTACAAGATTAAAGTGATTACATCCATAGAAGCCTGCTTTTCCTCCTGAATATGCCTCAGCAGCAGGGTGTGCTGCGTTTAAGATTATATTAAAATCCGCTATTTCCGCGAGAGTTTTGAATTCACTTCTTCTGGTAATGTAAGGAGTAAAAGCCTGAGCTTTCTTTCCCCATAGTAACCATACTACTCTGTTTTTGAGTGAGATAAAACTGATTACTTGTTTGATGAAACCATCCCAATACTGGAGATGACTTCCTGCTTCTTTTACCTTGACTGTAAGTGCTGTATTTAATAGAAATACACCTTGCCCTGTCCAATGTGATAATGTTCTGTCTAAGACAGAGCCTATTTCTTTCTCTATTATCTTGAGTGAAGCTGGTTTAGGTGTGTCTTCAGACACAGCAAATGCATAGCCAATAGCTTGACCCTCATTTGGATAAGGGTCTTGTCCCAATATAACTACCTTAATGTCCTCTACAGGCATTTGAAATACATTAAAAATGTCTTCTTTTTCAGGATAGTATTTAGTATTAGGTAGGATTTCCTGACTTAGTTTTTTCATCATTGGGTCAGTTTCCAGGTAACTTAATAAAGGTTTCCAGGATTCATGGAATTTTGATGTAGGATTCATAGCAATTTCTTTACTGTTAAAAATTTAATTAATTCTTCTTTACCTTTACTTGCGTAAAAATCAGAAGGGTCTTTTATTTGTTCTGTTAATAATCTTGGGGGTAGCATTATGTTCTTTGCTTTATCTGGATGTATTGAGTTTATATACTGAATTACTATCCTGCTGTTTGTCATACCCGCACTGTCATTGTCAAACCAAACTAATATCTTTTTGAATCTTTTGGATAAATCCTCAATTATTGCAGTACCAGGTATCATACCTTCATTTTGAAACCAGCAGGAATTTAATCCCATATTTCTTAGTACTCTGCAATCTTTGTAAGACTTAGATATTATTAGAAGTTCTCCTTCTTGTGGTAAATGTTGTAAAGAACCTACATCATTCTGGCTACAGTTTGTAAACCATTTAGCCTCTTTTGTAATAGCATGAGGTCTGTATATCTTTACCTTGTTATTTTCAAAATCAGTATATGCATAGCATATATCAAAGCATCTTATTGTGAAGGTCTCTCCCTTTCTGTTTGTAGACCTGTAAATTTCAACAGGTACTACCTTGTCATCAATTAAATTTTGCTTTGTTATACCATACTTATCCCAAAATTGTTTATCTTTGTAGTCAAATTGTCTTGGCAGATAGGTGATGACCCTTTCCTTAAAGGATTTTACTATTTTTTCTTCTTCTACACAGTCATTTTCAATAACAACTTCTTTAGTTTTCTCTAAGTTGTCACCTAAGCCAAGCTTAAAATGATTGTTGATAAGTTCCATAGCTTCTCTGTAGGAGATGTTATAGGCTCTTTGCAGAAGGCCAAAGCAAGTTTTAGCTCTTTGGTAATCTGCAAAGTCTATAAATCTTAAGTGACCATCATATCTGGTAAAATAACAATCTGCTATTTCATCATTACGATAGGGAGCCTTATAGAAAGCTCCCTTATCTTCAATAATTTCTTCTTTGATAATAATACTAAATATGTCTTCTTCTGAAACTCTACATAGTATTTCTTCTGGTGTTAAAGGTATAAATTCCTTATAACCATACATAGATTATTACCAGGTTGCTTCTCCTTGTGGAGCTGCATTCATGTCCTGAGTACTTGAAGAAGTATCAGCTAATACAACAGGTATTGTAAATGCAGATTTAACAAACCATTCACCTCTTTTCAGAGGGTGAACTTCTGTTCCTCTTACATACCTTACATGTGTATCAGTTTTCTCTTCTGTAAAACCAGGTCCTTGAGACTTAGTTATATAAGCACCATGCTTAACATTTTTAGGTAACTCCAAGAATGTTCTTGTGTTTTCTCCTGATGGAGTAAACTGATATTGTAGAAATATATCTACAGGTTGTTTATTCCAATTTGGTACAGATTGTACTAATCTTTGTAAGATTTGTGCATAATCTGCGAATGAGCTAATTGGAGTAGCAAGAGCTTGTTTGATATCTTCCTCAGATACAAATGCTTTCACAATATCAGAAAGTTTTGCATTAAGCAATGACTGTTCTTTTTGGAATGCATCTTTGTAATCCTGAGAATTTGTATCAGTGATTTCTCCACCACCTTTAGCAAATACTTTGCTTACAGGGAATATTCTGTCTCTGTATTCTTTTTCACCCACTTGTACAGTTAAGTCAATAGCATCTTGTTGTGCTCCGTCTTTACCTGCATTTGGATTGTACTCAAATTTAGTTACAAACCCTGTGTTTAGTCCATACTTCCCACCTTGTTTACCTGGACCTACTTCATTCGAATCTTGATATCCGTAATTCATATTTAAAAAATTTTAATTAATTTGTAATCTTACCAGGTAGCTTCCTCTGTTGATTCTGCTTCTACTGGTACTATTGTTTCCTGCACAATAGTTGGTTCTTCAGCTTCATCTGAAGGGAACTCTGAATCATCATAATCCCAATCTCCTGTTTCTGGTTCTAACTCATCATTGATATCATCTTCACCTGCCATAACAGCATGGTTAGCTGCAATAGCCTGCATAAGAGTCATTTCTGCCTCTGGTGCTGACATCATAGATGGAGTTGCATCCGTAATTGGATTTACTGTGTCATCTACCAAAATAAATTTAGGATGGTGGAATTTTCTGATTCTAAGTCCTGCTGCTTGTAAAGCACTTGTTACCTGTGATACAGGTAATCCGTAATGCTCTGCAAGTGCTGGTTTTTTCCAACCAGCTTCAACTTTAGATGTTAAATCTGAAATTGTAATTTGAACTGCTTCTCTTGCCATAATTTTTACCCGTTATATTCCTCAATTTTTTGTAAAACTAATCCCATATCATTTGGTATCATTTTCTCCTCAAACATACCTGCTGGTGACTTAGCCATAATGTGTATGCCCCTGTCATCTATATGTTTATTGGTTATGAAGTGATAAGTAGTTCCCTGCATATTTGTTTTAGTTGTTGTATATAGTACAACAGTAAACAATCCTGCAAGATTTACTTTATCATCAAGCATTTTACCTAATGTTTTGATTTTAGATTTACCATCTTCTTCATCATCATGAGTAAGTAACATGAAGTTAACACCATCTCTCATGTTTATTCCCATGTTAATGATGTCATACATATTCTTAGCCATTTTGTTGAACTTATCATATCCTGTTTTCAAGGCATTAGCCATGAATTCCTCTGACATGATATACTGGCTGTCATCAAGTACAACATTTTTAATCTCAGGTCTGTTAGCATTAATAAAACCTAAAGTTTTAATAATCAGAGCTGAGTCTGTTGTAGCAAGATAATTACCATTCTCTGCTGTAGGTGGTTTACTTACATCAATATGTTTATACTGTGCTTTCCACCCTCTGAAAGGAAGAGGTTTACCTTTTACATTTATAATAAATGTTTCTTTTGGGTCTAACCCAATGATTCCTAATTCAGGTGTCTGACCTATTGAGGTACTCTTCCCACTACCTGAATCTCCAACTACTGCAATTGCATTCGCCATATTTAACTGTTTGTATTTAATTGTCTTGTGTACTGATAGACCCTATCCATACCTGTTGCATCATCTGCTCTTGGTAATTCCTTGAAGAAGTCTGATGCTCCGTTAAAGAAGAGTGGAAGCTTTTTATTAGCTGTACCATCTCTGTCCTTAAGAATTGTCATACTTCTGTATCTATCTCTGAAGAAAGTTATATCATAGCCATTATGTGCTTTGATACCATACCTGTCAGGTGCAAACAGTCCTAATACTATGTTAGCATCTTGCTGGGTCAATTTGTGTTCTCCTAATCCATCCATTGATGGCTCAAGTTTTTCCTCTATAGATTTACCCATATTAGTAAATTCCAGTTTCTCTTTATCTGAAGCCTGTTGCTGCACATTAACTGGAATGAACCCTAATTTATCCCTCATTCTAAGACAATAATCACTTGACCATTTATTCATAGCTGGCTTACCCTCTGGGTAGTCCTTTTCTCCTGACATAAGCTTTAAGTGGTCTGTAATTACTATTACATAGTGTTTTGGATTATTCTTTCTGTAGTATGCTATCTTCTTGTAAGTCTCTCCTTCTGCTCTGAGTACTTGCCCATGCTCCTCTTCTGTAAGTGGAATTCCATCTTTGTCATAATATCTGCCAATTGATAAGGCATATTTCATGACATATTTGTACATTCCTGTAGGGTTTCTTATTCCATCTACAATATCTACAGTTTCAAGGAACTTAGTAAGATACTCTTCTGCTTCTTTTATCTTCTCAAGCACATCCTCTGATATGGTGTTAAACCTACCTCTGGATTGTAATTGCTTGATTGATATAGAAATACCATATTTAGTATGTAAATACTTTGATATTTCAGATAGAAGGATTTTCTTTTTACTTTCTTCCAAAGAAAAATAAATAACTTTAAGTTCAATACCTGAGTCTGGATGTTTCTGGATATATTCATAAGGATTATGTATGAATAGAAATCTCACTAACTTAGACTTACCAATTCCTGAATTGGCAGTTATCAGATAATAAGTATCTTGTTCAATCCCTGGAATAAATCTCTCCAGTCTGTCCATACCCATAAAAGGTATACAATTATAATAACCATCCTGGTGATTGTCTCTGTTGACAATAATCTCCTGATATATTTCCTGAAAATTCATATAATATCATCATTTAAGTGAATATTACCTGATTTCTTGTCCTGCTTTTGCTCAACAAAGTCAAGCAGCATAGAAGTTCCATCCTGTTCATAAATGAATTTATGAGACTTCTTGCAATACATAGGATTTGTCACAGTTGACAAATATAAATTGGTTGCATCAAATACATCAGTCTTTCTTACTGATGGATTATTTACAAAGAATTTCTTCATTCTTCTGAGAGCATCAGCTTTTACACCTCTTCTCTCAGGATTTATAGCTTTAAACAAATCCATCCATTCGGATATCCATTCAAAACCTGATTCAGTTTCTTCGAATAATGGCATAAGCCATTTAATCTCATCATTTGCATAATCTTTACTAATAATCTTTGCTGCCAGAACCTTTCTTTGTAATTCCATTGGAATATAAGATGGGTCCACACCATGATGCAGAGACAACAGATATCCTAATCCATCATGAATGGCTATTGAATTTCTGCTTAATGCCTCTTTAATTTCAGAGTTGAAGGTTGAAATAATCTGTCTTCTACTCATAATTTTTGTAACTTATGTGTTTAATATTTTCTTTGTTAAAACTTTCAAGTGATTTCTTGAGCCAGTCTTCATCAACAGTATTTATAACACATAAGATATAGATATTGGCTTTGTAACCTTCCTGAAGTACCAAAGACCTTGTTATTTTTTGAGTTGCATCTCCTTTCTTATCAGAATTTACCTGGGCTATTACAAAATTATCAACATTTCTATAGGTAAAACCAACTCCACCTGCATTAACACATGCAAGAGTATCTATTTCACCACTTAAAAATGCCTGTAAGTCCTTATCATCTGTTTTAGAGTGATAAGTATACTCACTAATCTGTTCTGCCTGAGGTATACCTCCTGTAAATACTAAGGTCCTGCCCTTAAGTTTACTTACAAAATTCTTTGCAAACTCATTTTTGCTTTTGAGACTATAAAGGAATCTCATCCTGTTCAAGAGCATAAATACAGGTACAGGTTGGTTTGAAAACCTTTTTGCATTTATCATTCTTGTAAGATAATTATATCTTGATTCTTCAGTTTGGTAGAATTCACTACCTTTCTTACCACCAAGTATATATTTATCTTTTGCATCTAACCTACACTCAATTACTGTAATCTCATAAGGAGCAATGAGACTCTTCTCAACAGCCTCATCTACAGTCATGCTTGTGAGTATTTCAAGTTTTAATTGTTTAAAAAGTTCTAACTTTTCTTTATGCTTCGGGTGTGTTCCTGACAAACCAATAATGTTATTGTATCTGATTTTCCCATTGAGCAAAGGCTCTGCATTATTTGCTGTTAAATCTTGATATTCATCTAATATAACTAAGTCATACTTACCTACTGTACAGCTGAGTGAAGCATAGCAAATTATATCAGTTTTCTTAAAATACGTCATAGCTTTCCATAGCTTAAATTCTGCTGGAATATCTATATCCCTTAATTTAGTATTGGGTGTAACCCATAAGATGCTTTTGGGTTTATCTCTCTTTATAATGTCCAGAGTAAGCTTTGTTTTACCTACTCTGGGTGCAATATTTAAGAGTCCATGACAAGGAGAAGGTAGTGTTTCTAATAGTTCCTTTTGGACTATTAACTTCTCTCTGTTCATTTCTTTGTTATTTTACGAATAAGCCATTGGGCTGTACTGAATAAACTTCGTTTTGTGTTGTTTCTGTCTCATCAAATAAATCAGGTCTCATATTTTTAGCTTCATCAAACTTTTCTCTATTTATATTAGACCAGAAACTATGGTTTTCAGGAGTAGAACTCCATCTAAAAGCATAATCAAGTCTCCCTGGATAGCCTGATGCTGCAGCTAAAGGTTTTTCAATATATCTTTGTTCTGCCAAATTAGCTAATATATTATAGCCTAATTCTCTAAGTCTGTCAAATGTCATACTCATGATTTCTCTGTATTAAAGAGACCATTCTGTTTGATTGAATAGTCTTCAGATTTATGTTCAGGCTCAAATATATCATATACATTCTCCAGTAATTCCGGATATAGAAGATAAGCTTTATGAAAATCTCCTTCATATATATGATACCAGAATTGAGAACCTTGAGTAGTATCAGTAAATATCATGTTTGAGCTTACAGTATGATTACCTATAAATCTGATACCTTGTTTTTCTGCTTCATCTCCTATTGTTTGGTATAAAACTTCAAAACCAGCAGCCAGTAATTCATTTACTGGTACATTTCTTAAGTCAATTCTCCTGTTCATACCTTAAATAATCCGTTAGGTTCAACAGCATAAATATTATTAGTAACAGCTTCAGAAATCACAATTTTCTCCATAAGTTCAGGGTGTATACTCTCGCAAGCCCTAAACCTTCTGTCATTAAGATATAACCAGAAGGAATCATGGATACCTGGAGTGTCTACCCATATGATACTATCATTAATATCATACTCTTCATTAACCTGACCTCTTGTTTCTCTTGCCCAATACTTGGCTATTTCGTACAATTCGTGGTATCCTAACTCATATAGTTCTCTAATTTTAAGTCCCATATTAATGTATTTGTGCATAGTTAATACCAAAGTCAATTGATATACCAAGTGGTACATTCAATCTTACAGATTTATTAACAGCTTCAATTGATTCTGTTAAAATCTGTCTAACTTCTTCTTGTTTGTACTCTCTTAATAGAAAAGCTATCTCATCATGATATTGCATCATAATTTTGATTCCTCTTTTCCTTACTTCCCTTACCCACAAATCAAAGCAAAATACTCCAGTACCTTGATTTAAAGTACTAAATCTGTCCTTCTCATACCTGAGTGAATACCAGAATCCTGATACAGGATTATAGAGCCACATCTGGTCATTGACAGTTTTTACTATACAAGAACTTGCTACCTGCTTAACAGATTTGTTTCTGCTCCAGTAAGTCTTATGTAGTTGTCTGGCTTGTTGTAAAGGCATTCCTGTAGTCTGTGCTATCTTAGGGGGACCTGCCCCATAAATACCAGCAAAGTTTACAGTCTTGGACTTACCTCTCTTCTCTGAGATTGAATGATACTTGGTTTCTTCTTCCGAAGTAAAAACATGTAGTTTATCTTTTTTCTTAGTGGTATTATACCACTTAAAGAAATCAGATTCCTCTTCTGTAATCATATTAGCAAGTACACCAATATCAAGGTGAGGGTCAAATCCAGGGATTCTCATTACAGTCACATATTCAGGGTCAAAGAAATACATATAGTGTTGTTTGGTACTATCTTCCAAAGAAGACATATCAGAACCACACAGTATATATCCTTCAGGTGCAATAATTGCTCCCCTTATCTGCTCTCCATAAAATTTGAATACTTTAGGTAGATTTACAATAGGTTTTTTATGCTTAAATCTTAATGTGTTGGTAAGTCCTGCTATTTCAGCTTTAACATAACCTTCATCATCCATAACATCTAAGTAACCTTCAAATATACTTATCCTGTGATTAATCAAGGATAGCATATCAAGATTCTCTAATGCAGGTTCATCTTCATATAATTCCTTTATAGAATCACATACTGAATCATCCTTATAAATTTGAGCAACCTGATTGACTTCTCCTTTAGTATTCTTCCTAAACTCAAATGTTCTTGGTATCCAGCCTAAACTGTCTAACCAATCTTTCATTTGTTGTGAGGATGCTGGATTACCAGGCTCTTCAGATTCCAGGACCATAACAGCTTCATTGTAATCATTTGGTAAATTGTTTTCCTGCAACAATCTGTACCATTTAACTCCCTGAACTGATAATGACCCATCTTTCTTAATGGTCTTACTTGGTTTTTCAACCATTTTGTACTTGATATTCTTAGGCATAGCCTGTATCAGATTCTCAAGCTTCTCTTTTTGCAAAGCATATAACTCATGTAGAGATTTATCTACAAGAGGTTTATCAATTTTACACCTTACTTCTTCCTGCTCTCTGGCACAATCCATTTTGAAAGAAAGATAATTAATGAATTTCATTATCTTATCCTTATCAGCATTATAAAGTAATATCAAATATTCAAGCATTTGTTGGAACAGTAATCTGTTAATCTCAACATCACTCTCACATCTGAATATATACTCTTGAATACTTAGATTCTTCCAATCTGTAATTACAGGCTTAGGAACACCAAGTTCATCTCCCCATACTTCCAGACCATGTTTCTTTCTCATTGGATACAAGTACCATGACAGAGCTAAAGTATCAATAAGAATAGCATCTGAGTCTATTCCTAATAATTTCCTTAGTACAGGCATATCATATTTGATAATATTGTGACCTACCAATATTTTCTGTGCTTTACAAAAGACTCTTATGTCATCATAATTAGTAAATGAGCCTTCAGTAATTTTCTTTCCTTCCGAATAAGTCTGATAGGATAAACAGTGAACTATAGTCACCTTATCTAACAACTCATCAGCTTCAATATCAAATACTGTATACTCCATTAACTTACTACAAATAAACCATTAGTTATAACCTTGTAATCTTCATTTTTAATTACATCTTCCTCTTCAATAAACATATCTCTGGAGAAAGACCAACCACCTAACTCTCTTGAGTAATAGTCATCCATTTCAAGTATCACTTGATAATATTCCATTGGAAATTCAGTTCCAAAAAACTTATCCATTTCAGGATTCCATCCATATCTGACTTTACCTTCCCAATCAATACCAAACTCTGCAATGAATTCTTCTTCTGTCTTAAATCTTACCATAATAATCTGTTTTAATTGGTAACTAAATAATAAAAGGAAACCCTAAATAAATACTACGAACACACCAGCAGGAAGGTGTGAGTAATAAATAAAAAGGGTTTCCAAAGAATACTATTAGAAACTATTTTGCTTCTGTTAAGATGTCTTTACAGACATCAGTTTCTAACAGTAAACATTGCAAATATGACTTGTGGGAAGCAATACTTTAATTATAGGGTATCCAGTTTCTTTTGTTTCTTGAAGTATTTCTTTCAAGATAAGGAATTTGGATAGTTTTGGGACTGATGATACCTGTGATGGCATTGGCTTCAAATCCTAAATTGATTGTTTTGAGATTCCACCTAAGGTGTCCTCTTCTAAGTGCTCTGGTTGTTGATTTAAATCTCATGGCTTTTGTTAATTATATATTAAAAGTTAAACTGATTTCTCACCGGCGACATTGTCCGTAACGGCAGCAATTCAATATTCCAGTACCTTCTGTGACTACCTACACGGCTGCATACAAAGTTGTTCTATAATTTGAACTATTTGAAAAATTCCTATTTGACTGACGGAATGAGACCTTATATTGAAATCAGTTTAATCTAAAATGCGTGTATAAAAAAAGAGGTGTACCATTACAGTAGACCTCTTTCCTAATTTAAAAATAACTCAAATAATTAGTCCATGAACAAAACTAAAAATCTTTGAAGCACAAGTCAGGCTCGAACTGACACAGACTGGGTTTGCAATCCAGTTCCTTACCATTTGGATATTGTGCTATTTTGGGTGTTAGGAGAGTCTCGAACTCTCTACCTCTTGGACCACAACCAAGCACTCTGACCAGATGAGCTACAAACACCATATATTTACTTACAAACAAGTATAAGTGATACTATTTGTATTAGTTGTGTAAGTATAAATTTACCAGGTGTATTAATACCTTTATTGGAAGCATACAACCAATCTCTTTTAGATAAAGATATCATCATTAAGAATAATCCTAATATAGGAATAAATGCAAAATATCTACCGTAATGTATCATAAAATTAATTTAAAATTAGTTTTCCCACCTGGACTCGAACCAAGAATGATAGCTCCAAAAACTATAGTGTTACCATTACACCATGAGAAAAAATTGTACTTCCTACTGTGCGAGTATAGTACTAACTGAAGCTTAGGGGAATAATCCCGATATGTGTATGGGGTGTTAGGCTCGAACTAACACTGTCTTCTCTGATAGCATGAGACTGCTCTACCTGTTGGCATAACCCCATTTATAACCACCTCAGGTCAATATCCTTCGTTGAGGTGGTTTTTGTGACTAATAACATTCAATAGAGTTTAAGCTTAAAATTCCTGTTCTACCACTGAACTAACGGGCTATGTGCTATCTATTTAGAAGCCCGTACGGGACTTGAACCCGCGACATGGAATGGTATAATCTATTGGCTTTCATCAATACTCAAACTGAAGCTTGACTCGCAACACTAATGCTAACATATGCTATCATAGTGCTAAATCTAAAGCTAAGTCTGGAGTCTTGTATTTTTAAGCATGGATGTAATCCATGATTCTTGTTCCTAAATCAGATGTTTCTGATTCAACATTGTTTGCATTTTCTAATGCTTCAATGACAGCTTTGTATAAAGTGTCATATCTTCTTTGCATTGTGGCTCTTTGTAATCCTGATAAAGCTCCTGTAAATTTCTGTACAGTATACTTACCAATATTAACCTGATTTGACTTCTCAGCAACCTGAGGTGCTCTTCCTGCCTGTGAATCTTCAAGGATGTAAGACTCTTTTAATGTAGTCTTGGCATGACCTTCTTCAATTGGAGTTTCGAAAATACCTTCTCTTCCTGCAAAAGCTTCATCATCTGTAACATTCCAAAGTTCAGTTTGAGTTCTGATTGGAATTTCTTTGTACAGTTCTCTGAACTTAGAGTTATCAAGAGTAGTCTTAAGCCTAAGTAATTCAAGAGAAGTATACTCTCCCCATGAAACTCCTTCTACAACAAGTTCTGCTCTTACTCTGCCGGATGCATTTGTTTTCTCAATACTGAAAACCACATCCATGAAATCTTTTGTATGTTCTCTCATCCATGTAAGTTGTTCACCTATTGTAGATTGTACATTCACAAAACCTCTTTTTGATGGTTCATCAGCATATCCATCAAGTGCCTGATAGGTATTTCTTACTCCGAAGAATAATCCCTGATTACCTTTAAATTTCTTAAACATGTCATCCAACATATTCTTGAAGCTGGTCTCTGTTTTTTCTCTGAGACCTAATAATACATTTAACTTTTTTGTATCCATTGTTTCTAATTTATTTAGTGGAACTGAAGGGAATTGAACCCTCGAAACTATCATTGCAAATGATAGTGCTTAGCCAACACAGCACAGCCCCTTTTCAAAGCCATATTGGATTCCATACCAATATCTCATTACTCCGCGTAATGAAGCCTTACTTACAACGTCTTGTAATGGAGATTAGCAATGTAATGGCTTTTGTACTGCACACGGAACTCGAATCCGTATTACCCACCTTGAAAGGGTGGTGTCCTATTCCAATTAGACGAGAGCAGCATTTAATTCATTTAAGACTATTAACAAAGTCTTGCATTTGTTTCAGAAGTACAGGAAGATTTTCTGCTCCTGTTACTTCAAAGTTTTGAGCTCCATCAGTCATACCATTTCTAAACCTAATCTTACCTTCCCATTTATTGGAAGATGTAAAATATTCCATATTAATATAGACTACCTTATCAGATTTAAATGGGTCTTGAACTAAAGATATACTCTGATTTGAGTTTCCTAATAGATTCATATTGTTGTATTTTAGTGCAGCAGACAAGACTCGAACTTGCAACCTTTAGATTGGAAATCTAACACACTACCAATTGTGCTACTACTGCGTAATAAGAGCTGGTTGATGAGGCCACTTATGTTATATTAAGGACAGGTACAATCAACCTGCAATTTTAACCCTAATTCCACTCTCGTTGTTGGTGAAGAAGGATTTGAACCTTCGCATAAAATCTTATCAGGATTTCTTTCTACCAGACTGAAAATATTCACCAATTTAACTATCCAAAATGTGGATAATCATTATCATCTCCTGGTTCCCAGAAGAGAATTGCTCCAATTAGCAATATTACAAATACTATCCACATGACAATTCTTTTAATTGTTTATTTAATTCTTTTTTTCTTATTTTTTCAACAAGTTGATTCTTGTCATGACCTGCACAATAAATACAATGACATCTATATCTTATTTTAGATGTTCTACCTTCTGTGTAAGGCTTGTCATTAACATCTTTTCTGATAGTTCTGCTCATAATAATAATTTAAAACTAAGTAGAAAGACAGGGACTCGAACCCTGAGAAGTTTTGAGGCTCCGACAGATTAGCAATCTGCTCCAATACCATTCTGGCACCTTTCTGTAAATGGTAAAGTCTTTAAACCCTTTTATAACAATACCTATCCTGCTGAACTTATCCGGGTCTACTCCATGTTATAATCCTAAGTTCATCACTTAGCAATTAATAGGATTCAAGGGTACAGGACTAATTTTTATTCACCATCCCATTTCAAATACTTGTGACCAAGTATAAGAATAACAGTAAAAACTACAAAGAATACTAATAATCTTATCATAATAATAATTTAGAAGAAGGTGAGAGACTCGAACTCATCAATGGTAATTAGCCACTACCTGTTTTCAAGACAGGCTCCTCATCCTGCCGGATACCTTCCATAATTTACTCTGCACCTGAGAGTATGCAAACAATACAGATTACTAAAACAATTCCAATAAATATAGCCATAATAAATAATTTTAGTAGCTCGAAAGGGAGTCGAACCCATACTTTTAGAGGCTTAAGCTCTATGTGTCTACCAGTTGCACCACCGAGCCATTTGTACAAGAGGGGAGACTCGAACTCCCAAAGCTGTAATATCCTAAGTATTACCACTATACCAATTCGTTGTTAAGCCACTCTTGCATTATATGTTTGTAAGTGTACCTAATGGTCACAATGTAATAAAACATACAAAATTACATCACTTGTTCCCTCGAATGGATTCGAACCATTGATACCCACATTAAAAGTGTGGTGCTTTGAGCCAGACTAAGCAACGAGGGAATAAAAAAATTGAGATTTATCTAAGTCTTAACACAAGATAATAGAATAATCTCAATCTGTTACTAAAAGCAGTATACTACTTGTTAGCCTGTAAAATTTCTTTATTCAAAAATAATACAAAATTTACCAGTATATAAGGATATGGAACCCTATCACGAACTGTAGTGTGTGACCAACTGTGTTGTCTGGTATGCAGGACTTGAACCTACAGCCTCGTGCTCCCAAAGCACGTAATCTACCAATTGATATAATACCAGATTTAAAGAGAGAAAATGAATTAAGTATTTTTTAGTTAATTTTATGGTAAACGAAGTAACTTAACTCTTACTACTCTTTTAGTTGCGGGCAAGGGACTTGAACCCTCAGCTCTGGGATATGAGCCCAGCGAGTTAACCATTTACTACCAACCCACAGATGTGTGGAATATGATGGACTCGAACCACTCACTTTCGTAGCAGATTTACAGTCTGCCTGCCATATCCAAGATGACTTTCATATTCCATTCTAATTCTATGCTTACGTGACTTTCCAGTCCTATGAATTAGTAACAATCTACAATAGTGGACCAAATAGGATTTGAACCTATGACCATTCCCTCTTCAGGGGAACACTCTACCAGACTGAGTTACTGGTCCTTATAATGGGCTGTTTATAGGTACAGCCCTCTTAAACCTTGATAAAAATGACAGAGAAATTAGTATAACTGAAAAGTGTTTGTGCTTTTTTTAAAGAAAAGTGACTTAACCAGTTTGTCTACATAGCCAAAGGCTGTGATTGGATTCGAACCAATAAATTACGAAGTAAGTTATACTTTACTACTGTCTTTGTGGGGAAGGTTGGATTTGAACCAACATGATTTTCTTATGATAAAAATGTTTTCCGAAGTAACTTATACTGTAACTACCATTACTGGAGAATAAGCATATAAGTCAAGTTTTTTTAAACTTCCCCGTATTTAGTTTTTAATGAACTATAACATTTTGCGCAGATTGAAAGGTTCGAACTTCCATGAATGCTTTTGGAGAGCACTATCCTACCATTAGATGAAATCTGCATTAGTACTTCCTCCAAGATTCGAACTTGGGACTTTCTCCATGTAAGGGAGACACTCTTCTCACTGAGTTAAGGAAGCAAAAGAAATAGTATAAAACGTTACAGACATTCAGCTATAATATGTTTTAATGTTGATAGTGTTATACTATTTGTGGTTTATAATGGATTTGAACCACTGACCTTCTCCTTATGAGGGAGTTGCACTGACCAGACTGTGCTAATAAACCAAAAAAGCAAAGAAAATTGTAAGAGTATTTGTTGAATTACAAGCTAAAAATTTGTTCCGAAGTAACTCTTACGTTACTATTGCTATTTGCGGACAGACTAGGACTCGAACCTAGACCTTATGAGTTAACAGCTCACAGCATTAACCATTGTGCTATCTGTCCAAATTGTAGTACTGATAGGACTTGAACCTACAATAATCAGATTAGAAATCTGAGGCTTTATCCATTAAGCTACAGTACTATTTAAGTTTTTATGAGAACTTTAACTCTGATTTAAACCAATATGTCAATGAAACTTATGCTGAGCCTAATATAGGGTTCGAACCTATGACTTAATCCTTACAAGGGAATTACTCTACCAACTGAGTTAATCAGGCATAAAAATAAAGGGAGAAAGTTAATTAGGTGTTAACACCTAAGTGCCTCTGTGGGAGTTGAACCCACTACCTAAAATACCTAAAATTTTTGCTCTACCAAGTGAGCTAAGAAGTAACCTAATTATTACTACCCTTTATGTTTGCAGCTACTGGGAGATTCGAACTCCAAACTATACCGTGACAGGGTATTATGTTGCCAATTACACTACAGCAGCTATGGTAGCAATTTTATCAAAGAAAAATTGCCAAAAACTTCTAACCACTCTAAAACACCAATAAAAGAGTTTGTGGACCTGCTGACATCGAAGTCAGGTCTTACCTACCTCAACAATATAATTTTATACAGCTTCACGTTTGTTTGAATTCTTTACGTTAGAAATTGGAGCCAATTCAATTTGGCAACTCCACCACTTACTTTAATCTAAGTAAGAAATCTTGAGATTCTAAAGTCTTTACAAACTTCATGGTTATGAAAACCTTCCTATTTAAGCTTAGGCAGCTACTAATAAATCATCTTTTCCGTAAAGAATTAAGTCATTTGATTGACCTACTGCCATATCACCATTTAAGATGTTATGTACTATAGTCATATTAGCTTTTACTTGTGGGTTGTTATCTATGTTTCCATTTATAAAATTCACCTTAGTTTACAGTTATCTCTCTGGCTGAATTATTATTATCTAATATATGCAATCAAAGCCTGTCAGGCCCTTATATTTTGTAATACTTTGCAAATGTAAAGAAAAATATTTAACCTACCAAGAGATAGGTTAAATATTTTAAAGTTTTTTATTTAATCTTACTTATTCAGTAAAATCCCGGTATTAGCACCAAATACATTGTTCTGACCATACTTAGATACACCTCTTCTGGCATATTCCATGTCAATTTCAAGCTCTTTAAGCTTTAACATGGCAGGTTGTGACAATACATTTTTAGTCTTGGCATCCCATTCAGCGGCATGGAAGTTGTTCTCAGCTTCTGTTTTCTTAGAATCTGCCAACTTGTTCAGCTCTGCTTGTTTTGCTGTTAACTCTGCTGCTTGTGATATAGCCAGTGGGATATCCACATCAGTAAGCTGGACCCTATCAAATAACAGATAGAAATCCGGTAGCTCTTTGGCTAAAATGGCTGCAATTTTGGCCTCTGCTTCTCCCCTTTTAGTAAGGTTTAAGTCAGATGCGGCATATTGAGGAATAACTTCCTTCGCGGCAGCTTTGATGGTTTTTTCGAGTTTTATATGATAGTTATTGATATTTGCATGTAGCAAATTCACTTTAGCCGGGTCCAAAGAATAGTCCACAGAAATTTCCACTCCTGTTAACATATTCTTGGCATCATTAAACTCGTATTTTTCCACTACAGTTGCTTGTGATACGTCATACTTGACCATATCATCAAACATCCAGTGAAAACCATTTGCCATACCAGGTGAATACACCTGTGCCATATTAGTTTGTCCTCCATAGGACACTTCAACTCCTCTTTCCTTAGGTCCGACAGACTCACAGGAAACCAATGCGAATGCACTAAGTGCAAACAATAATAAAGATTTTTTCATTTTGATTATTTATTTAAATTTATTGAAAATTAGACTCAGTGCTTTAATCACAAGCAGGATTGGGACCATAAATGTCCAGGTCAATGGTGTAATAATAAGCAGCCAAAACTGCCATATCTCTACCAAATCATAATGTCTGTCTCTTTTGCGCTGAATTTCTTTAGCCCATAGTTTACAAAGAATGATAAACACTATAAATGCACCTAACCAATATAAGATTGCTCCCATTATTTAGATGCTGATTTAATTGCTTTGTATGTAATCCAGAAGACCCATACAACAACAGCAACTATTGCTACGAGTTCTGCAACTTTTAATGGCATGTTATGCTACTTTAAGTTTTGCTTTTCTTTCTTTCTTAGTTCCAAGAGTCATTCTTGGTTCTTCAGACTTCCAGTTAGCATATTGACTCCAGATTTCAAGTCTTCCTGCTTTAGCAGCAACTTTCTCTTCTGGTGTAATCTCCTCATCTACTTTTGAAGTAGGATAAAGAGACTGAATTACTCTTCCAAGAGTTCTTCTTCTTCCTTCAGCTCTGTCATAATTGTCATTTGGATGCACTTTACTCATAGTATGTGCTACCTCTGAATTATCACTTGTCTTGGTGACTACGCAATGAGTTGTATTATTCTCAGTGTCATGATGCCACTTGAATGCCAACTCTTCTCCGTTATGTGTTAAATACATATCTTCGGGTTTTTAGGTTAAAAATTCGTTGATTTTTGCAATATACTTGTTATTGCTTTGCGCAACTTTCTCAAGTGCTGCATTCTCATTGATTAATACTTCAATCTTTGAGGTTCTTTTCTCTTGCTCTGCAAGAATTTTGGTATTCACTCCAGTTAACTTATTAAGTGTTTTCTTGAAGATACCAATAGCATCATCACTTTCTTGTTGTAATGATGCTATATTAGTACTGAATGGATTCATGGTTATATAATTACTTGTTTAACTTTTTCAAGGTGATAGTTAGGATTAAACTCTGATGAAGCAATATCATCAAACATTTGAAATCCATAACCAAAATAATATCTCACTTTATCTCCAGCAATACAGTTAGTACCGTAACCTGCTAAATCCACTGAGTACACATAAGGACTACCTACAGCTTTTACATATGACATGTAAGAACTATAAGTGCTTGCCTTATTACATTCGTTATCAGACAGAATAAACACTCTGTCATACTGATTACCTGACCTTTGTGCTAAACTCCATGCCAGTGACAGATTAGTTCCTCCCATGTGTGCATTACACAATTGTTTTGCAATTGTAAATACATCAGCATTAGGATTGTACTGTACATAATTAGCAGAAGTACCAAACACAATTACATCAGCATTGGTAGCCTTAGCTATTGTAGCTGCAAGTAATGATGCTTTCTCTGCTGAACTTTGTCCTGTTTTACCATTAGCAAGTCTGATATCATAAGAACTCATAGACATTGACATGTCAAGCATGATAATATTTCTACCCGGAAGCATAAGTTTCAGATTAGGTACAGCCTCTTCATATCCTTTAGCAAGTGCCTGAGATATAGCTCTGGAATCAGGGTTACTGAATTCAGACATCATAATCTCATTAGCTAAATCTAATTGATATGGCATGATTTTACCTTCTCTGATAAGTTTGCCATCAGATACCAGATTACAAAGTTTGCTGATAGTGGTTGACTTAGGTTTATTCAGAAGTACATTTCTCAGATTTCTGATTCCTGCAAGGATACCAAGTCTGTTGCTGTCAAGCAATTCTTCCCAGTTATCTGCCTTAGCCTGAGTTAAGACCTCTTTAGCTTCTGTTTCATCCAGTTTCCCTTCTTTAACAGCTTTAGCCACAATCTGTCCTGCTTCTCCCTGGTTTACTTCCCAGGTATCAGCTGACACATTAAGTCCTCTCATGATTGCATCAAGTGTGTAGACATCTTCACCATTGACTTTAACAATCTGTTGTGAGATACTACTTCTTGGATGTACTAAGTTAATAACATCAACCAATGTAGATTTGTATTTCAAAAGAGAATAAGAATCTAAATTCTCAAGAGCTTCTTTGAAACCTTTCTTCATAGCATTAGTTAATTTCGGACCTGTAACTTCAGTAGATATATCTACTGAAGTTCCCTTAGCAGAGCTTGTTGTTACAGTTGTTGTACTGTACTCTCCATTGAGAGCTACAAACCCAGCTATGATTTCACTCATATCATCAGGTCTGAAGATTACACCACCTCTTTTCTCTTTCTTATTCCAAAGACCATAAAATCTTTTAGAATAATCCTGTCCTGATACATAAGGTGCAATAAATACTGAAGCTGCATGAGAAATAGTTCTCATACCTTCTCCAAGACATCTTGAATACACAATACATTGACAAGTTAAGTACAGGTCTTCAGCAGCACACTCTTTAATAAGATTTTGCAAATCTATTAAAGTCTGTTTTTCTGTCCTGTAATACTGAGGCTGTAATTTCAGTACATTAAGCATAGTAAGTAGTTTCAACCACTTGTCTTGCTTGTAAGCTTCACTACCTGATAAATTCTTTGTATCAGGTTTCGGGATAGCTTTTGCTTCTACTACTTTTGGATTAGGAGTTTTAGCTCCTATAGCAGCAGCGAGTTTGGAATTTGATTTACCCATTTCTTTTTAGTGCAAATTTGATTTGACAATTATTTTTTGGCTTATATCAGAAGAAATCAAATCCCATAAGAATTACCCAATAATGAAGTAATTTGCTCCTTGGTCAATAGAAGTGTCATGAAACACTTGTATAACCTCAGCATAAGTCCTCTTCATTCTCTTACCTTCATGCATCTTGAAGAATACTTCAGTATTGATGCTTGAATGCAAAAATGATTTGGTGTAATACACCTCACCATCCGGGTTTTCTTTTGTAAATTTGATTCTCTCTGTGAGAGTGACATAAGAGACAGTGCCTCCTACTCCATTCTCAATCTTTTTTAAAGCTTTTAGCAGCTTCGGGCTTGTTTCAAGGGTACTTTTCTTCTTCTTGAAAGCAGGTTTATGTTGCTCTGACATTCTTATTTAATTGCAAGAAGTAATATCTTCTTGTCTTGTGCTGGCTCTAATGAGAAATAAGGATAACCATATTTATTTTCTAACTTAATACATCCTGACATTATAGATAGTATCTTGTAAGTTTTTCCTAAACTTTTATCCATATCATTTATCCAACTGAGGAAAAAACCTTGTTCCTGATAACAGAATTTTTTAATTATTTTAACAGAATCACCTTCTTTAAAGTTATTCTCTTGTAGCCATTCTTTCTGTCTTTGCTCATAGGTTTTAACATCTACTGTTCCTGGTTCGTACATATAAATTCATTTTGATTATACTTAGTTAGTGAGATATAAGTTATAGAAACAGTATCCCCAATTCTTTGCTTACCTTTATAGTTACAAATTTTAATTGTATCAATCCAGATAGCATTCTTACATTCCCACTTTATTTCTCCTGTAATTACTTTTGTACTGTATCCATGCTTAGCATAGTACTCAGTAGTTCTTACAGAACAACTACTGAGTAATAACAGTAATATTATCCATCTCATTAATGAGATAAATAATATAAATATGACCATGAGCAGACTACTATAATAAATAGTACTACTCTGTACAACATGAACTTTTCAGTCTTGTATGTTGTATAATAACTGATTGCTTCTAATACCAGTACAATACTGGATGACAATGCAACAAAGAAAACTATTGTTGTTAACATAATATTGGGTTTTAGATTGTGTTTTACAGCTAAAACTTATATTCAGTTAGTAAGGAGTGAGTTGTTGAATCTTTCCTTAACCAACAAGAATATAAGAACTACAGCTGCCCTCAACAACTTGGGAAGTTATTTGAGTTTTTGAACTGGTGAGTGTGATAATTCTTCCAAACAAATTTTTAACCAGTTTATAATCTGTCCCATTGTTCACACCGACAATAATGATAATTTCATCACATACCTAATAGTCTCGCGTGGTATGTGTCCGCCTTCTATAATTACCAAAACAGGGGGAATGTGAAGGAATTAACCATTGACAGGCTTTACCTTCTAAAATTGTTTAATTTAGGCAATATGTAGTACCAAAACTTATTATACTACTTTCTTCCCAGGCTTTTGCCTTTGTTGGTTATATTGCATTTTGTGGGTCTGTGTGACCCACAGTTTTTACTTCACTCTCTGGAGTTTCGGCATTATCATTGTCCGGGTTTAAAGCATCTGTAAGCTCTTCGAAATTTGGCATGATTGGATTACCTTCAGAGTCAAGCTTGATTCCAAGCTCTTTAGCAAGTTCTCTCATTACTGATTTCTTTTGCTCAATGTCAACAAGTTCTTGAAGTTGGTTTTCAAATGAACCTGTACAAATGATTAATCTTTCTTTCTCATTGAAGGTATCTTCAACAGCACTCAGGATATCAACTCTTCTTAAATTTACTCTTTGTACATGTTCACTGATTTGTTCTTTCTCAGCACTCATGACCTTTTCAACTAAACCTTTGAGGAAATCAACAGCTTTATCTTGAAAGCTTTGTAATTCCTCAGGTGAACAGCCTAGGGCTTCACCTAAATCATCTTTTGTAATATCTACAATTTTTGACATGTTTTTATTTATTTTAAATTAAACGAATTTTCTATCTACATAACAGACCTAATGTACTTGCTGTTACAAGTAGTTTCTTTCTGTCATTTGATTGTGACAGGACAACATCTGTAAAATCTCTGGTTCCTCTGTAACCAAAATCCTGAAGACTTACTTTATAACTATCAATTAGAGAAATTTCATCACATGGATTTGATACAGATGCCCACTTATGAATAGTGGTTTCATCAGACAACCTTATATTTGCAATTCCATAGCTGTGTTGCCATGAACCTAACTCAAGGTACTCAAATCCAAAATCTTCTCTTATCATTTCCTTATTATCCGCAGTAAGTGGAAAAACTTTAACTACAGGTGCAAAGAAAGTATCATAAAAGTCAATTACATCGTAAGGATAACTCCATAAGATATAAGTCTTACCTGGTTTTTTGACATTTTCAATCTGAGACATTATACCTTTACCAACAAGTACAGATTCTGATTCACACTCAAACTCATCTTTCTCTGATTGAGCAGGTCCATTCAGATATGGTGGAATCACAATAACATAATCAGCTTCATTCAGTTTCTTTGAGTCTTCTGTCACATCAAAAGGTGAAGTAGCTTCAAGGATTTGATGTCCCTGACCTGTAAGGTAACTCTTAATGGCTAAAACAATATCTGTCTTAGCCATTTGAGATTTAGCCAGGTAAATTTTCATTATACCTCGAAATATTCTTTCTGAGTTGCAACAGCTACTTCAAGCTCTACATTCAGAATAGAAAGTTTTACTTTTGTGTCTTGAACTTCTTTCACCCACACAGTAGCATCAAAGCCATCTCTTGTGACTTTAAGGCTCATTGTTGAATCCGGAGATAAATCATCAAGATTCATAAGTTTGGTTTCAAGTTCTCTTTTTCTTCTTTGAAGGTCTCTCACGAGGTCTTCTTGTGCATCTTGTGCTGATTGAGAGAATAGTTTTGCTCTTTTACCGATAATATCTTTGTGAGCTTGAGATAAGTTTTTCTCAAATTTGTTTTTAGCTTCTGCCATGATTTCTGAATTATTTAATTGTTATTTTTTCTTTTTTAATTGATTGTTTGTATAAATAATACACATACAATATTGGTAACACTATTCCTAATGCAGTTACATAATAGTTCTCACTTTGTTCATGAGTAACACAATGTATAATACATAGAAGTTGTATGACAACAGTAGCATAACCTAAAGCTATTACATACCATTTCATATTACAGGAATTTAGGTGGTTTTCTTTTGTCCTCTTTAAGTATAAAGATTATCATAACTAACCAACCTAAGTAAGAGAATAGTGATATACAGAATGTAAAAATTACATCTGACCAATCATTATTATGTTTCTCTCTGACTCTCTTTTTGATATAGACATAGCAAATAAGAAATCCAATAAGATAAATTATAAATGCTTCCATAACTATAATGGTTTACCTGTTGTTCTGCAATATCCTAAATCCTGGCAAAATGAACACAAAGTTAATTTTTCTGTGTAAATGCCAATAGTTAATGTTGGTACTCTGAATCCCATGAATCTCAACAGTTTTATCTGATGAGTCTGGTAATGTTTCTTCATGTTAATATCTCCTATAGAGTATTTAACATCACCCTCTTTATATCCTCCGAAGAGAATTAATGAACTAAAGTCCCAAGGATGACTATGTGGCTCATCTAAATCATCATGCAGTATTAAATGCAATTTGATTGATGAACCATCTTTCAGGTATAATGATAACCTTTTAAGAAAAGGTATTCTACCTGCTGTGTGTATGGTTTTGAGTTTAACCCTCATCTGAAAAGTATATTTTATATACTATCCACGAAGCTGTAACTGCTAAACCACAGATTGCGCCAATTAATATGACGCAACCTATAGTGTATAATATATGTCCCATAACTTAAAAGTTAAAGATACCAATACGTACTAATTCAAGTGCATATTTAATTTGTTGTTGTGGATTCATATTCTTTTGATTTTATAGCAGAATATACATTGTCCCAAATATCTTGATATCATTTGATAAAGACATTTACCTTTGTTGGATGTATTATTGCACATGATTAGTTTACAAATGATGTTGTCTTCGGTATTTTGAAGATTTACATGTTGAACATGATTCTACTGTCAGACTTAATGCTAACAGTAATACTAAGATTGTTAAAAGTTTTTTCATGGTGTTATTATTTAGTGATTATTTATTTGTTTTAGTTTAAGATTCTTGATAGTACAATTAAAATAACTCCAATTAGAATTATATAAATCATACCCTTAAATGCTTTATTCTAGTTCATTACTTATTTGTTTTTGGGAATAAAGTATTAAATACTCTCATTCCTATTTCTGCTTGACTGTTTGTGTTTTTCATAATTTATCTCTCAGTTATTTTTCCTGTTTCTTTATTTCTCCAAACATCTGTGTCTCTATATTCGTCTCCATGACCTAACCAGTCATGTGTTTTTCTCATCTGCCTGTCTTCTACTTGCATTCTAAGTAAATCTACCTTATGCGTCTTATCAAAAAACCATAAGTTTAATGCAAACAAACCTACAGGTACTGGAAATAAATACCAATATGTAAAAAAGGAGCCTACTAATGTAATTCCAAATATACAATTAAAAGGCATTAGAATATTACTTAGTTTCTTGTATCTGTAGTAATTCATAACTTTTTCATTTTTATAGTATAATAACATATTAATATAATCATAATAATAGATATTACAATACTATCAATACCTACATACTGGTCATGACAAGGATGATTTGGTGGCTTGTCTTCACACCAACATTCTGAATGTGGTGGACATGGTTCTGGTGGATTCATAGTTATTTTTTTATAGTTTCTTTTAGCCATTCTTCGAATGACATTGGTGTTATCCACTTAGTTTGACCACAAGATAGTTCTTTTATCATCTCACAATAAGCTTCGTAGTCTGAATAATCATCTTCAATAAAACTACAAGTGATTGTGTTGTCTGATGAAATTTTAAGAATTTCTTTCCACCAACTAATTGTATCTTCCGGAAATCCAATTTTACCTTCACTGATAACTTCAAATGATTTTATATATTCAGCATTCACAATTTCAGGACAACCATTTTCAATCCAATCTTGAATAAATTTGTCTGTTGGTTTTGGTAAATGTTTATAACCTTTAGCTTTAAAATTACCACTATAAAAAGTTTTAAATTCTCCTTCAACTTTTATTTCAAGTTCAGGATTTGTTGTAGCTATGATTTTTTTATGGTCTTTTGTTATAACCCAATCACTAATAGCTTGCTCAATAGAATAATAATTAGGAATATTATCTAAATACCAATCACCTTCTTTAATCTCTTCATCTGATAGGATGTATAGATGTTGAGGTTTAGATACACCTACTTTCATCATTTCAATATGATGTTGCATACCTTGTCCTGAACTAATTTTTTGTTCTTTACAACCTAAACCTTGATGTATAAATAATTGTGGATGAGGTTTATCAGTAGGCAATAATACAACCTGGCATTTCTTTTGTATTGTTTTCATGGTTTCTTTTTATTTCTTGTGTAAATATTTTCTTGACCAATACCAAATATATAATCTATAATAAACCAAAACGGAATATTACCAATTAATAATATATCATAAAATGAATCATCATTTGTCAATTGTTTTCCACACAACAATACAAAAAGCATTAAAAATTCAAATATCATTATAAGTATCCATCTATATGGAAATAGTGATTTAAAATATGTTTTCATAATTTAATTTGTTTTAGTTGTTAATTGAGGTAAAATGTTCAACAATTTCTTTAGCATTGGTTTTAAATTCTATAATTCCTCTGTCCGCAGCATATCCTGTTATAGGAGTTAAATACAAACTTCCGTTTCTTGTTGTTTGAATTTCTAAAATGTCTCCCTCTAAACAATAGAGATTACTACCCCTATAAATTCCTTTAGTACAAATTATTTCTGTATTCTTCATTTTAATTTGTTTTAGTTGTTAAAAATAACTATTGTAATTTAACCCTTAAAGTAGTATGGAGCAGAGACACTCACTACTTTTTCAATTTAGGATATTTCTATCGTCTCTGGTGTTTAACTGGTATTACAATAGTTAAAATAAAACTCTTATTCTGGTGTCACTCATCCTCAGATACATAACATATAGTTTTCTCATAATTGGATTTTAAATCAACATCACAAGAGTTTTAATAATAAACTTCTGATAGCTCTACTTTTCTACACTTTTATAATACGGATGTAGTCTCAGCGTTAAGTACTAATACTTTCAGGGCTTACAACTGAATACCTGTATTAGAAGTTTAATTTGAGAGTTCTACTCTCTTCCATTCCAGTATTTTATTATAGTCAGTGTGGTTATGGAGAACTTTTACATCCTGACTTTGTTTTAAAAATCACTTATCCAAATTTCAGTGGAATATTTTTTCTACTCACGACACAGTTAAGCTTTTTGAGTTCAGAAAATTGAAGAATTTTATTTGCAATTATTATTCTTAGTCTATTTACTCTAATAACCTTGTAACAGGTAAATACCTCTACAATAAACACAACTGCTGATACAGTATATAATGTACATATTTCTATGTAATCTCATTCAAGAGAACTTTGCAATATTGTCTATCTTCAAGTAAGTGATTTAATTTTGTTTGTTTTAGCCCTCTGTATTCAATTATAATAAGCATAGAACCATCGTGTCTTATGGTATCTTTCCAGTTTAAGACTCTCTTATTATAATTGCTCACCCTTGGGAAGTGAGTTATGATACATTACTAAAACTGTTACCTTACGCGTATAATAAACATACTAATGTGAGTAATTAATTCACAATTACAGATACATGTTGTACACACATATACCAATATATGTCCCTACTGCTTTATAATAAGTAGGACGGGTAACAGTTTTGATTTTGATTTGGGGTCAAAAAGGTATTATTTACGGTTGCTTTCAAACAACTGTATTAATCTTTGTCTGTCAGGATTAGTAGAATATACTAATTTACCTGTTCTTCTGCGTTTTTTCATTGGGTTTTTATTTAAGTGGTTATTTTTAAACTAAACAATTACTATCCGGAACTCACACCTTAGAGCATTTGTCATCCTTACCACAGGACCTAAGAAGGTTTCAAACCTTCTATTAGGATGTAATTATTTAGCTGGTATTGTTAAAAAAGAATAGTGTTGACACCTCCGACTCTTTACGAGTCATAGGCTTTACCAGATGTTTATCAACTCGATACCTTAAAGGTATTTGCGTGTCTCAGCTTTAAGAGTACTATTCTTCTGTATTTTAGGGTATTGTTGGAGTAGCTATTTAAACTTAGTATCAAATTATAGCTCTCAATTAGAGAGTTAACTATATTCAATAGCACACTGACACATTATCAGCTTCAGTAGTCACTTTCATACATTTTCTCCTTGAATGACTATTGCTCAACCATGTCTGGTAACAATATCCCTTATTCTGAAACTCTCATCCTCATTGACTATAAATAGTGTGAGTTAATCCACAGTTTTAATTCTATTTTTATGAGTCGAAGGAATTTGTATGTGGAAAATGAGAGCTTTATTTATTACTTTTATCAAGTGAATCAACAACTCTTCTTGCCATTTCATCAGCTATAGATTTACCTAATAACTGTTGAAAATCAGGTGTTTCAATTTGTGTTTCAAGATATTGTTTAATCTTGTCACCCATTGCACCTTTCATTGCACCTGAATAACCTAATAGGTTATCAAGTATTGATTTTACAGGATTACTGTAATTACCTTTGGAAAATAAATTCTCCATTGATTTGTTGAACTCTTCCTGTATTTGTTCCTCTGTAACTGTAATTGTTATCATTTTGTTGGTGTTTAATGGTTATTTATAAGTTATCTTTGAGTAATACATTTTGAATGTCTTTCATATGACATTTGTATACTGTATTGTCACACTTAATCTTAACACTATCTTGTGAGATAATCTCAAGAGTATATTCAGGCTTAACACCTAAATCTTCAACAGGTAATAAATACACTGTATTTCCTTCAATGAAATCAACACGGCATAATCCACCTACTGGTGGTATTGCTTCATCATCTTCATTCCATATTAATGTACTACGTTTGTAAGTATCAGTATAGATATTTGATGGTAAATGTTTTCTAAACTTAGCTGGTTTAACTCTGTTTATGTACATGTCTACATTCATACAGAATGTGCCTAATGTAAATAAAGCTATAAGACAGATGAGTATTATTTTAAGGTGTTTCATGGTGTTTTTTGTTTAAGTTAGTCTGATTTATAATCAAATTGTACATTATATAAAAATATGACTTTTAAATCTCTTTTGTTTTGACAGAATGTTTCTAATTCTTCATCATTAAAATCTCCTACTTTCACATGATTAGTAATCACATGATGACCTGCTTTAGTCTCACCAATAGACATATCTTTGAATATTGATGTTGTCCATTGTATTAAATACTTATTAATATCTTGATATTTCATGGTGTTTGTATTAGATGGTTAGTATAAAGAAAGTTATGTTAGCTATTCCAGCTATAAGTAAAGATATTCTTGTATTTCTGTGTAATTTGTAATTATCATGTATTAATAATGAATTTATTACAAGACATAAAAAACATAATAAACCTACAATAAGGTTTATCATATGGAAGTGATTGTTCATGATTTAGCTATGTTATATTATGGTGAGTTATTTTAGTGATTTGAAATGTGATTGTTATGGAGTAGTACTATTCTGAGCAGCATATCCACAACATAATTTATCAGTATTTACTACAGTAGAACATGAATTAGTTCAGTGTTGGTACAATAAGGGAGCCTTAAAGAAAGAACCTGTAACCACAATACAATATTTAGGTAGTAGTTCAGCATAAAAATAAACAGAGAGTGTGTAATCACACTCCCTATTTACTTAGACTTGATAGAATACATCAGGTATTAATTACCTGTAGTTTGTGCTTCAAGTTCTTTAGCAGCTTTTGCAGCTAATGTAGCAGGTGTATCACCAACCCACACATCTAAAGCATCAGGGTCTGCCGAGTAGACAAACTCTAAGTAAGTTGGCTTACCATTGGTAAGGACAACCTCTTTAGTAGTAGGATTGATTTTGCTTGGCTGATTCTCATAGAAAGGGTCAAAAGACTCTCTCTTAACAATCTTCCCAGGTAATACCTGACCTGCTGATAAGCTCAATTGAGCTAAGTCTTCGAGTTTACCTCTGACAAATGCACTTCTGGAATTGATATTCAAGATACCATTCTCCATAGATACATTTTTAGAGTCCACTCTGAATGTCCCCCACTCAGGATTCTTTGTGCTTGGTGTAATAACCAAGTTAGTGGTTGGATGTGCCACTACAGTGACTTTAACATTTGATGTGCTCATAATAAGATTATTTAAAGGATTATTAAAAGGGTTTTTATACACTAATTCAATAAGTGCAAAAATAAGTGAGGGTGTTCAGTGTATGGAACAAATAAAAAAAGAGAATTAAATCTCTTTAATTATGTTGTACCAGTATACTACTGATAAGCATGTAAATACAATACCAATTGCTACTATATCTGCACATTGCTGTATTAGACATAGCAGACTGAATGAAGTAAGTACAATAGCAAGAAATACATCTGCTGCCATTTGGGATTTCTTTGAGTGTGTCATGATTGTGTTGTTATTGGTTAATAAAAGATAAGTACAGTAATTACGAAGTGACCGAAGTTTCCCTAGTGGTTAGCATGGTTTACGGATTGAACGCTTATTACTGTACTTGTTATAATAATGTAATGATATAGCTACCTTACGGACTATTAAGTGGTTACGGATTACACCGAATTACAAGCTTGTCATTACTAAATATAAGTGAGGGTATTCAGTGGTATTATATCATACTATAGTTGTACATGTTTCTTTAGCTCACTTTGTAACCACAGGTAGGCACCAAGGATACACACAAGACACAGCATGGATTTAGATTGTTGTGTCTGATAGAAGTAAGCATAGAAACCAGAGCAACATAAGATACCAGAGTAGAGAAAGTACAAGAATAATTTCATGGCTGAAGAATTTAAGTTAGACTGAAAATAGGTGGGGGTGTTTCGAACTCAAAATAAGTGCGGGTGCTTCTCTCAAGGACAGTTACGTATTCACAGTATAGGTAAAAAATTTTTTTAAAGTTAGATTACGTATTCACTAACTTTCTAAAAAATTTTATTACAAAATTTTGTGGTAACAAAAAAGGTGTACCTAATTAAAGATACACCTTATACAAAATTGTTTTCCGGGAGAGGCACAAAAGTCTCCCTCCTCTCTTATAAACACACCACCCTCTAAACCTTTCAGGTTTCCAGCTTTGCTTGAACCTGTGACAAAGGTACAGAATTAAAACTAAATCAAGACCTCTAAAATCAACTTTAACATTTCTAATAGCTTAATTTAACATATCTAAGTTCATGTTAAGATTAATATTAAAAATTATTCATATTTTTCTTTGTAGTGTAAAAATAGTTTGTATCTTTGCATAATCAAATTAGAAACATATGAAGTTAAAATATCCAAAGAAGATTACTATAGGTTCAACAGATTTCAAAATCAAATATGATAAAACCAACTCAGGTGGTTCTTTTACTTTTGATAATCCTTTGATAACAATAGGAACTTATGATTTACAGCATGGTAATGATATATACGTATTTATGATTATGTGTCATGAGATAATGGAAGTAATAAACACTATGAGTTGTACAAGATATCATTGTCCGGGTGATACTGACTTCAAATTCTTTATGTCACATAAGGAATTCAGAACAAACATAGAGCTGTTTGCAACAGCTATAAGAAATTTTATAGAATGAAAATAATTAGAAAGACATTAAAACTTAATAAGGAGGAGTTTTACAGAAAGCATCTTCTTATTATTAATCATATCTTACCAATACAAATGACATCGAAGGAAGCTGAAGTATTAGCTGGATTCATGTCTTTAGAGGGAGATATAGCAGAAGACCCATTTGGGACTTCAGGAAGAAAAATAGTAAGGGAAAGGGTAGGCATTTCAGCCGGTGGTTTAGGTAATTATCTGGACCAGTTAAGAGACAAAGGCTTCATTTATGAAGTAGAGGATAAGAAGTTTTCAATACTTCCTATTCTTATTCCTGAAAAAGGAGAGCAATTATATCAATTTAAATTAGAGATAGATGCAGACAACAACAGATAATTTTTATGAACTTAATGAATCTCTTATGCAAATAACACCTGGTTATTTCTGGGATGAAGAAAGAAAAGACAAGGAAACAGATGTAAATTTCTTTGAAGAACCTGAGTTCATGATAACTGAGAATGGTTTATGGAAAGACAGAAATCCTTATTCAGTAAGAGGTTTAGCTGAGAGACTTGAAGAATTAATGACACCTCAGGTAATTGAGAATCAGGAGAGAATGATAACTGCATATACTGGTAGAAGAGGTATGGAAGAATTTAACAGAGTTTTAAGACAACAAGTAGGAATATGGGAAACACCTCCAACTGGAAGATATATAGGTGGATTTGACCCATACAATGAAGATGAGTATGCTGACAGGTCTCCAAGAACTGTCTCATGGATTGATGATGGAGAAGTGGTAAGAGAGAGACAATATGTAGACCCAGTAAGTCCATTTATAGGTTATAATGAATCTCATCCACCAATAATGATGGATATATCAGAATTACCAATTAGTACCTCATTAACAACATTTTGGACTCCTGAGCAAGTAGAGGAATATACTAGATTAGGAATACAACAATCTCCAATTGTCTGGAGAAATAGTAGGAGAGAAGGTACAGTAGAAATAATTGAAGAACCAAGAACAAGAAGACAAAGAAGAAGAAACAGAACACAAGAATTAACAGAGGAACAAATTATAGAGCAATTAGACCAAATAAGTAGAGAAGATGTTTAAATTACAACACCCATCAGATTTAATTTCAAGATTATTTATTCTTGAATACATAAGAGAATTAGGACCTGAGCAGTTATATGCTAAGGCAAACAATCATCAAAAAGAGAATTTATTTTATAAATTCCTGGATGATAATGAAAATGAAGCAGTTGATATCAATTGGGAATATTGTATCTTTGTAGCCACTTTACCTCAGCTTGAACATTTCCTATCAGGATTTTTAGATGAGATTGAAACAATAGATGCTAAGAGAAGCTCAGATTTCAGGGCTATCAGGGAACAAATGATTGAAGCAGAAGTTAATGCTCCAACAGATATTAATCTGATGGATATAGCTAAGACAGAAATTGAAAATTCAAGAGGAAAAATTATAGGAGGTAATTAATGGAATCAGCAACAAGTAATATAGAACAATACTATGAAGAAGTAAAGGACAAATATGACTTAGATTTAGAGCACTTTAAGATTATTTGTAATAGTCCTTTTGTGCTCTTAAAAAGAATAATGACTCTGGGCATTATGAAGAATATGAGATTCCAATATTTTGGTAATTTCGAAGTTTCAGCAAGCAGAGTTAAATATTCTAAAATACAACTGATAAAGAATTATGAGAATCAGTTAATATCAAAACACAGATACGAAGAAAGAATAAAAGTACTAAACAATTATGAAAGAAGAGAAGAAACCATTTAATACCAATTTCAAAGATTGGGGTATAGATGAAAAAGATTTAACAGAAGAAAATATCAAACTGGCTTTAGACCAGATAAAAAAAGAGTCTCCTCAACTGAGTGGTCTTTTAGATATGATAATAAATTTAAAAAATGAAGAGCAAAATAAATCTTAAAAATATTTTATATTATTTACAAGGAAATATCAGATATGAATTGTATGATTCAAGATTTTCTTATTTAATTAAAAAACATATAAGAGAACAAATAGATTGCAGAATTAATTCGATGAATTCTAAATGCTATACGGATGGTCAATGTGAGTTATGTGGATGTAAAACTACAGCTCTTCAGATGTGTAATAAATCTTGTGAGAAACCTTGTTATCCACCAATACTTAATAAAGAACAATGGAATTCTTTAGTAGAAGGTTGGTTATACTTAGATAAGAATACAGGATTAATATGGTTGTTAAATAGAAAGAATAAATTTGAAATAGTAATAAATACAATATGAATTGGGAAAATATTTTAATTAACCTTGGTAATGTAAAAGAGAAATCAAGAACTGTATTTAAGTTTAAGTCTGTAAGACCACTTGATATAGAGAAAGTAAAACCAAGTTGTGGAGCATGTACATATTACAAGAAGTATAACCCTGAAACAGGAGAGCTTAAAGTAACATTTAAAAGTGGTTCATTACCAAAACACCTGGCAATAAATCCTGGATATCAATATGTAAGAAAAGCTCTGACTGTTACATACACTTCAGGGGAAGTAGAAGTTATAAGTTTCACAGCTAAAATAGTAAAATAATGAAATTAATTGAAATAGCATCTAAGATGCACGAAAATAATGATAAGTACTCAATACCTGAATACTATATTATATTGTTTAATATGATACAATTAATAAAATGACAACAGAACAAAAATTATATTTGTTAAGTATGGCTTTAGAATTATCTAAACAGCCAACAGGAAAGACTTTAGAAGAAAACTATAATATGCTTTATCATTTAATAAGCTACTAAATGGGAATATTATTTACAGTAGAAAACGGTATAGTAAAACCTAATCCTAATACACTTTTAATAGAACCTTTTAAAACAATCTGGGAAAGAGATACAACACCTATAAAATCTTTAGCGAGTAAAGAATTTACTTATATAGAATTCATGTCTTCAAAAATGAAAGACAATCCATATAGAGGTTATGATGATGATTTAAGACATTTAAGATTAGTAAAAGAATTTTTACCTGAAGGATGGAATCCGGATAAATTAATAGAACAAGGATTGATTAAAGTGGCAGAATTTCAAAAAGAAGCTTCTGAAACATATTCTTATTTTATATCTGTTATAAATGCAGCTAATAAAATGAAACAGTTTTTTGATTCATTCGATATGAATGCAAAGAATGAAAGAACAGGACTACCTATATATAAACCAAAAGATATAACAGGAGCAATGATTGATACTGAGAAAGTATTACAGAATATTAATGCAATGAAAGAGAAAGTAGAGCAAGAATTGTTTGAAACAACAAAAACAAGAAGTAATAAACAAGTAAACCCATTTGAAGTATGATAATGTTACCACCAGGAGCTATAGTTGTAAGAAGAGATATAGCGGAAGTTAAAAGTTTAATATTTGGTGTAGAACCTGAAGTATTATATTCAGGTATAATCTTATATTCTACAGGAGATGAAGTAGCACAATTTGAAGGATGTAGAGTTTATTTTAGAGAAAATTTCTACGAGAATATGATGATAAAAGGAGAAAAACTACTTTATTTCAGGGATTGGAAATCTGGAATATATTATATAGATAGTGATGATAAGGGATAAAAATGGTAGATGGATAGATTCTTCTGTTTTCAGGGAAGAAGCAATTAAGTTTCAGAAGAATGGAACTTTTTGTACTGCTCCTACCGGAACACCAGATTGGTTTACCTATTGGGAAGAACAACTAAGAAGATGTCTCGAAGGATATATAGTAGAGGACCAGAAGATTACAGGACATCACTATTTTTATCTTAACTTTACACAGATTCAGATTGTAGAGCAAATCAAAGGCTCTAAAGCATCAAAGAAAATAACACAACAACCTGACTTCTGGGATGGTGATTATGATTATTTCTGGTGTCTTGAGATAGCTAAGAATGGTGTGTTCAATGAGGAATCACAAGTTGAAACCTCACAATCAGAGAAAGATGCTTACTTTAAATATCAGGCAGAGCTTGATATAATTAAGAAGGAATTAAGAGATAAGTATCAGGAGAATCCTGAATACATAAAAGCAAAAGCAAAAAGAGATGCTATATCAGATATAGTATTTGACAGATTAAAACTTAAAGTTAAAATACACCCTGACTATCTTAATGGTGGATACCATATGATAGTAGGTAAGTCCAGAAGGAAAGGTTATTCATATAAGAATGGAGCAGTATGTGCTAACATATACAATACAGAAAGAAATGCTCAGGTAATTATTGGAGCTACAGAAAAGAAATTCCTTTATCCTAAAGGAACTATGGGTATGACTTCAGATTATCTAAACTTTATGAATGAGCACACTGGTTGGGCTAAGTCAAGAGATTATGTAGATAAACAAGACCACAAAAAAGCATCTTACAAAACTACAGTTAATGGAACTATAATTGAGAAGGGATACAAATCAGAAGTATTTGCTCTATCATTTAAAGATAATCCTGATGCTGCCAGAGGTAAGGATGCCAAGATAATTCTGCTTGAAGAGGCAGGAGCATTCCCTAATCTTAAAGATTCATTTGCTGCTATTGTACCAGCTCTAACTGCTGGTTCATATATTACGGGACAAATTGTAATCTTTGGAACAGGTGGAGATATGGAATCAGGAACAGTTGATTTTGCTGATATGTTCTATAATCCTGAAGTACATGGATTACTTCCATTTATTAATATATGGGATGAGAATGCAGAGAATTCAACATGTGGGTTCTTCCATCCTGTAACATGGAATATGGAAGGATTCTATGATGAACAGGGTAACTCTGATATACAGGCTGCTACTGAATTTGAAATGGAGAGAAGAAAAATAATTTTAGAAAAGTCTAACTCTTCATTTACATTACAGAAGCACGTGCAAGAGTTTCCATTCTGTCCATCAGAAGCATTCTTAACAGTGTCTATGAATAATTTCCCTGTTATTGAATTAAGAAATCAACTTAATAAAGTAATACATGAGAAGCTACAACTTAAAAAAGGTACTCCTGTATATCTGGAAAGAAGAGAAGGAAAGGTAGTTGCAACTCCTGATTTAAAGAATCAATTACAACCAGTACTTAATTATAAACCAAAGATTGATGACTTATCAGGATGCCCTATTATATATGAGTATCCAATAGATAATCCACCTAAAGGTTTATATAAAATAGGTTATGACCCTTACAGACAGGATTTGTCTTCAGGTGTATCCTTAGCTGCTATATATGTATATAAGACTTCACATAAGTTCTCTTATGCAAGAAATATAATAGTAGCAGAGTATGTAGGTAGACCTCAGGAAGCTGATGATGTAAACAGAATAGCATCTTTACTTGGAGACTTATATAATGCAGAAATCATGCATGAGAATGAGGTAACTCACGTAAAGAATTACTTCAGAAGAGTAAGAAGACTGGACCAATTAGCAGTACAACCAGACGCAGTAATATCTAAATCTGTTAAGAATTCTACTGTAGCCAGGATATATGGTATTCATATGCCTGATAAAATCAAGGATGATGGAGAGAAATATATTAAAGAATGGCTACTTGAGATAAGAGATTATGATGAAAATGGAAATCCTATTTTAAATCTTGATATGATTTATTCAATAGGATTACTTGAAGAGTTAATACAGTATAACAAGAAAGGTAATTTTGACAGAGTTATGGCATTTATGATGTGTATGTTCCAGGTACAGGAAGATGACCTTGGAAAAGATTATGCAGATAGTAAAAATGACAAAGTTGAAGATATAGTAAAAATGATGGATAAATTTTTTAAAAGAGATTAATTATGGCAGAACAGTTCATTAGCCCTGAGAATAGGCTAACAAGAAAACAAAGAAATGCCAATGACAAACAGTGGTATAAGGACAGGTTGAATGACCTGGATGGTATCTCTTTTGCCAATGGAGGAATGTTTGGACAGTCTGGGAGTGGTGTTGCATCTGAGTATACAAGGATGAAAGTAAATTATGACTTATTTAACAATAGAGTTAACAAGTCTGACTTTGACCATGTATGTGCTCCATTTGGAAAAGAAGTAGGAGAATTACCTGCTGACTTTACAAATAAGGATATTTTATCTGGTAAGGTAAAAGCACTTTTAGGTATGGAAATGAAAAGACCTTTCTCCTGGAAAGTAGTAGCAACTAATGAAGAAGCTACAACAAGAAGAGAGCAGGCAGAGTTTGGTAAACTCAGGGAGTATGTAATCAATAGTATTATGGCTCCTATCAGAAGTGAGATTGAACAGAAATACGCAGAACAGAGTAAAGGAAAACAACTTACTCCTGAAGAGCAGGAAAAGGTACAACAAGCTGTAGCTGAAGAACTGCAAGCTATGACACCACCAGAAGTTAAAAGGTATATGACAAGGGAGCATCAGGACCCTGCTGAGACTTTGTCACATCAGATATTAGAATATCTTATACAGAAAGAAGATATAAAGATGAAATTTAATAAGGCATGGAAACATGGACTTATTGCGGGAAGGGAAATATTTTGGGTAGGTATTGTTAATGGAGAACCAACATTAAAGGTAGTTAATCCACTCAGATTTGATTATGATAAGTCATCTGACTTAGATTATATTGAAGATGGGGAATGGGCATCATATGAAATGTATATGAGTCCATCTGAAGTAATTAAGCATTTTGGTTCAGAACTTACAAATAAAGAAATTGATGAAATATATAAAGACTATAGCCATGCATCCTCACTTCCAGACAGCAGTTTTACATTTAGAAATGATGGCACTTCTAACATTCTTGGTATAAGAGTATTACACTCTGAGTGGAAATCACTCAGATTAATGAGATTTCTAAAATATCAGGATTTAGATTCAGGAGAAATACAAGAAGATATTGTAGATGAAAGCTACAAACTTAATCCAGCCAATGGAGATATATCTATTGAAGATGAATGGATTATAACTAAGTTCGAAGGATATAAAATTGGAGAGGATAAATATGCTTTTCTAAGAGAAGTTCCGGGACAATATAAAGATATGGGTAATTTGTATAATTGCAAATTATCCTACATAGGTGCTGCCTATGATAATCTGAACTCAGAAGTAACATCACTTGTAGACAGAATGAAGTACTATCAGTACTTCTATAATATTCTGCTTTACAGAATTGAATTACTTACTGCATCAGATAAAGGAAAACAGTTATATATGAACCTTAATATGGTTCCTAAATCATCTGGTATTACACTGGAGAAATGGATGTATTATCTTGAGACTTCTAAGATTGGATGGATGAATCCTAATGAAGAAGGAAACAAAGGTAGTACTGATGTAACTAATGCTGTTAAGGAAATAGATATGTCACTTGCTTCTGATATTCAGAAATATATCTCACTTGCTGAATATATAGAAAGAAGATGTGGAGAATCAGTTGGTATAACAAAAGCTATTGAAGGACAGATTGCATCAGATGATGCTGTAAGAAATACACAACAAGCTATTACACAATCAGTTAATATACTTGAACCTTATTTTGAGACTCATAACAATATTAAGAAGAATGTACTACAGGCTCTTATTGAATGTGCTAAAGTAGCTTACTCAGAATTCCAGCCTAATTACTTATCTTATGTACTTGATGATATGTCAAGACAATTAGTTTCTATGGATTATGATTTACTTGATAATTCAACTTATGGAATATTTGTTTCTAACTCAATGAAATCTAATGAAGCTCTGCAAATGGTACAACAACTATCTCATGCTGCATTACAGAATCAGCAAGTTGAACTTTCTGATGTAATCAAAATAATGAGAAGTGAGTCTATCCAGGAAGCTGAAGAATTACTTGAAACAGCAGAAAATAACAGAAGAGAGCAAACTCAGAGAGAACAATCTCAAACACTTGAAGCACAAGCTCAGGAGCAAGAGAAAGTCAGACAATGGGAGAGAGAGAAGCTTGAAATTGAACATGAGAATACTATGGAAGAAATTGATGCTAAAGGTGTTATTGATTTACAAAAACAAACTATATTATCTCTTGGATTTAATGAAGATAAAGACCTTGATAAAGATGGTACACCAGATATACTTGAAGTTTATAAAGTAGGTGTTGATGCTGATATTAAAGCTAAAAAGATTGAGCTTGAATCTAAAAAACTGGACCACCAGATAGTAACAGACAAAAAGAAGCTTGAACAGAAGGATAAAGAGATAAAAATCAAACAACAACAAGGCAATAAAGTAGTCAAAAAATAATAAAGCTATTAGCTAAAAAATAAACTTAGTTAAGTTTTAAACTTAAAAATATTAAATATTTAATCTTAAATTTGCATTTAAATTATGGCAACAGAAGAAAAGAACAAAGGATTACTGGAATTTGATTGGGAAAATGAGAATGACAGTTATTTTGGATTAGGAGATACAAAGACTCCTGAACAAATTGCAGAAGACAAAGCTAAGGCTGAAGCTGCTGCTAAAGAAGCAGAAGACAAGAATAAAGGAACTACTACTCCGGGTAATGAAGAAGAAGATGACGAAGATGATTTCGAAGCTTTCAAAACACCAGAAGTTAAAACTGGTAAAGAGGAAGAGGAGGAAGAAGACACATCTGAAGAAGGCAGTTACAAAGAGATTTTCAAAGACCTGAAAGAAACAGGATTATTCAAACACGTAGAAGTGGCTGATGATGAAGAAATTGATGCAGACAAATTACTTGAATTACAGGAAGAAGAATATGAAGCTGAAGTAAATTTCAGACTTAAAGAATGGGCTACCAATGACCTTGATGCTGATGCTAAAGCATTCATCAAATTCAAAAGAGAAGGTGGTAATACAGTAGATTTCTTTAAGACATATGAATCAGCTTTAGAGATTCCAACAGGAGATATCAAAGATGAAGACCATCAAGATAAAGTTATCAGATACAGTTTGGCTAAAGAAGGATGGGATAAAGATGAAATTGAGGACAGACTTCAATATCTCTCAGATAATGGAAGAAAAGAAAAATTTGCTAAGAAGTATGATGATAAGTTAAAAGAAGATTCAGAAAAACAGAAAGCAGCTCTTATTAAACAAGCTGAGACAAATAAACTTCTTGCAAAAGAACAGGAAGATACTTTTAAAAATAATATTAAAGAATTCTTGGATTCTACAGATGATTTAGAAGGAATTAAAGTTAGTATACAAGAGAAACAGAAATTGTTTAACTTCTTAACTAAGAAAGATAATAAAGTTACAGATACAAAATCAGTAACAGGATTCCAGAAAAAATTAGCAGAGGTATTCCAGGATACAAACAAAATGGTATTATTAGCTAAATTAGTAGAAAGTGATTTCGACATGTCAGGATTTGAAAAAACAGTTAAGACAAAACAAACAAGAAAAGTTAAAAATGATATAGAGCAGAGAAGAGGACTAAGACCAAGTAATTCTGGAAGTTCATTACAAGGTAAGAATCTCGCTGAGCTATTTAATTAAAACAAACAATAAAAAATTATGGCAACATTAGGAAAATTTAAAACAAAACAAATGCCTTGGCACGCGAACATGACTGAGTTAAATCACTTGGGAGCTGCTTTAATTGCTAAACCTCACGTATTTGAGAATAAGATGAACCAGTTGTTCTCTGCTCAAAATTACTACTCAGATAACCCTCTTTCAAGTATTGCTTGGGGAACAGGTGCTGAGATGACAATTGGTACAATGGAATGGGAATGGGGACTTAAAGGTGCTACTACAAAACCACTTGTGGTTATTGAGAATGTAGAACCAAGTACCAACACTACTCCAGGTCAATTCAAAACTACATTCAAAATCAAACTTGATGAGAATTGGTATGTTGCAGGGGATGTAATTACACCTGGTACTTCAGGACAGAAGTATCAATGTAGAATTATGGAGGACCCACAAAGACATGGTAATGGTTGGGTATACACAGTAAGGTTGGTATCAGATGAGCCACAAGCTTTCTTACCAGTTACTTACTTACTTTCAGGTCAACAATGGGCTAAAATGTACTCTACTTATGGAGAGGGAGATAATGAGGATGGTAGTACACAGTACTCTATGCCTTTAACTCTAAGAGACTCTATGGGTAAATTCAGAAAGAAATATCAGGTAACTGACTATGCTTCTGAAGAAGTACTTGCTATTAAAATGCAAGACTCAAAAGGTGGTACTCATGATTCATGGGTTAAATTCGCTGAGGTAGAATACTGGCAACAATGGTACAGAGAGCTTGAGAGAGCTTACTGGTATAACAGAAAAGCAAGGTCTATTGAGAACGTAACAGGTAGACCAGTAGATACCTTCTCAGGTATTCAGGAGAAACTTGAGGATTCTCACTTACATTATTACACTGAATTAACTGCTAAATTGATTGAAGAATTCTTACTTGATATCTTCTATTCAAGAGTTAAACCAGGTTCTGGTAGAAAAATTAAAGTATTTACAGGTGAGTTCGGTATGATTCTGTTCAACAGAGCAATGCAGGATATCATGGATAAAAGAGGTTGGGTTATTGCTAACCAAAACTTCAATCCAGTTCAGTCTGCTAAATCTGAATACCATACAAATGCATACTCTATCGGATATCAATTCGTACAGTACAAAATGCATAACGGAGCTGAGCTTGAATTAGTTCACAACCCATTGTATGATGACAGAAGTATTAACTTCGAAATTGACCCTATCACAGGATACCCAACAGAATCTATGAGATTTACTTTCTTAGATTTCTCAGGAGATGGTGGTAATTCAAATGTGAAGTTAGTATCTAAAAAAGATGGATACAAATTTGGATATGTAGGTGGTTTAGTAAATCCTTACGGACCTAATAAAGGAGCTTTAATGTCTCACTCTGGAGAATACTACTCTATGCACGTATCTAAAATATGTGGAGTTCACATTGAAGATATTACTAAATGTGGAGAGTTAATCCTAAAAAGAAATGTAGGATAATAATATATTTCATATCTTTGCAATCCGGGAGAGAAAGCCTTTCCTGGATTGCATTAATAAAATAAAACAAGAAAATGGCAATAGTAGAAGTAAAACCCATTGAGAAAGAAAGATGGCATAATAAGAAAGGTAAAGAGAACTTTTCAAGACCAATCACACTGGAAGCATTAGTAAGTCTTAGGACTGGACAATTTGCTACAGGTTTGTCTCCAGAGGACAGAGTAAGATTGGAATCAACAACAGGTTATAATTTATCTCCTGATTATACATTAGGAAAAGCTCATGATTTTTGGAATTCTCCAGCAGCACAAATTAAGCTGGATTTCAAAACAAACATTTTTGATACATCAAGACCATTAGATGAAATAAAGGTTAAAGTATTAAAAGCACATGACCTGGTTGCAAATTCACAGAAAGAATATGAAGAAGGAAAATATCCTGATGCATTGTTCGTAATCTTTGATGAGCAAGAAGATACAGAATTGAAAGCTTCAAAAGCTTCTATCAAAAGAAAAGTTATTATTGAAGCCTCTAAACTTACAAAAACAAGAAAGGCTGAGATTGTACAAATTGTATCAGGAGTATCCGTAAGACATCAATCAGATGATTACGTAGATTTAAAACTTGATGAAGCAATTGATTCAGCAGGAGCTGAAAGAGTACTTACACTTATCCAAAGAGATAAGACAAGAACATCTCTTCATGCATTAGTATTGGAAGCAATACATAAACAAGTTCTTAGAAAAGATGGTTCAGCTGTGTACTACATGGATGACCAGTTAGGATTTGATGTTGAATCTACTGTGGATTATTTTATAGACCCTAAAAACCAGACTTTAAAAGCACAGGTTTTAGAAAAAGTAAATTAAGATGGATATATTATTATCAGAGATAAATCAAGTAGAAATTTCAGATATATATCAATGTCCAACAGATATTACAGGAAACTTAGATATAGATAAAACTGATTTCTGGCCTCATGTAAAAATAGCTATCAATGAAGGAAAACATTATTTACAATTTGTAAATAACTATTATATAATAAAATCAGATAGTGTAGTAAAAGGCTTAACAAAAATAGGCAATATTAATTAAGATGGATATAAAAGGAATGGAATATGATTTTAAGCAAAAGCTTAATAAAGTTGATTCACAACAGTACAGGAATCTGAGGATACCTGAGATTGATTGGTCAATGAATGAAGCTATTGAAATTTTCATAAAATCCATTGCTGAACCAAGACAAAACAATTTCTTAGGTTTCGAAACAAGTCAGAGAACTATTGATGATTTAAGAACTATAGTAATCAATGATTTTGTTTTAAGTCCAACACTTGAAGCTGATGGCAGTTATTATGTAGAGATACCAGAAGATTATATGTTCTATATCTCAGCAAATGTAACAATTGACAAATTAAATTGTGGTCCTAAAACAGCGAGAGCTATAGTAAGACAACATGATGACAGGTTTCAGGACAGCCCTTTTGATAAGTCTTCTTATGAATGGGGTGAAGTAAATATAAGATTCTATGAAAAAGGAATTAAAATATTTACAGACAGTACATTTACTGTACAACAATTAAGACTGAATTATATAAGAAAACATTTATATGTACACAATGCCCAAGACTTTTTACCAACCCAGTCTTATACTTTACCTGATGGTACAGTATTGACAGGGACACAAAATTGTGAACTTCCAGAACACACACACAGGGAAATTGTAGATATAGCTGTACTTATAACCACTGGGAATCTGCAAATGCCAGACTACCAGATAAAACAGGCAAAAATAAATTTAAACAATTAAAATTAAGAAATTATGAGTAGAAACAATGATGTGTTTCAAGTATTAGCAACAAGTGGTAATCAGGCTGTAAAGGCAACTGGTGCCAGAGTAGGTACATTGTTACCTGGTCAGATAGGTGTATTTGATGCAAATACAAACCTGTCTATTGATGGTACTGCAAATGTAAGAGATTTCTATGTAGCTGTAGGTTTAGACCCAGGTGCTACAGGAACTACTACTGATGTAATGAAGTCTACAGGTACAGCTGTACAAAAAAGAAATATTGTACATTATAGCTACAGACCACATACACCAGGACAACCAATGATTGTAGAGTTGAGAGACTATACAGCAGACTGTGAAACTGAATACGGATTGAAACTTGAATTAAGAAATCAGGAAATCTATAGGACTCAGGGTTACAACCAATTTACAAAAACTTACAGTATGGTTACATCATGCTGCAAAGGTTGTGAAGCTACATGTCCTTCAGGAGATGCAAATGAGATTACTAAGATTTTGAAACTACAGATTAATAATGACCCATCAGGTCTTATTACAGCTGTAGCTATTGCAAGAACAGCAATTCTTGATGCTACTATTCCAGCATTGTCTGGAGATTTAGCTGAAGGAGCTGTAGTATCTGATGCAGATTTAGAAGCTATTATGGCTTACAATGCTACACAAACAGACCCGGCAGATTATTACTACACTGACTTAAGAATTACAACTGTAACACAGGCTGTAAACAACTTCAGTGCAGTTAATCTTAAGTACTTCTACCCAAGAGAAACTGTTATTATCCCTTCTAAAATTGAAGGATTCAAATGTAATGGTACTCTTGTTACAACACAGCAAGCTGTGTTTGAAGAAGGAAATGGTTATGATTTAAAGCAAAAAGAATATATTGCTCAAGGTTGGAGAGACAGTCCTTACAGACTTTCAACTCTAAATGGAGTAGCTGATGAAAGAACTTACTATATAAACCCAGCAACTAAGTATGACCAAATTGCTCTTACTTATGACCAATTCTCAATTGGTGCCTGGCTTGAGTATCTGAACAATGAAGCTACTATTATAGCAATTCCGGCAGCAGATACAACTACAAGGAATGCTCTTATTACTATCTTAGATAGATTAACAGCACCTTCTGGATTTGATGCTTTAGCTGATGATGCTGCCGCTGCAAGTACTAACCCTGCTACAGTAGAGTTAACAACCAACAAAACTGTTGCAACAGATGGTTTAGCTTAATGATAAGCCATCTAATAAAAAATTAGAATAGATGGCTATACTTCATACATTAGTAAAAAATAAAGATATCTACACCTTAACAAACTTAGGTGTAGATACTTTAAGCTACAACCTTAAAAAGGATAATTGTAGTGAAGTAAAGGATATAGTCTTAGGTACTCTTGCACAAAATGCAGAAGTAACATTCATAATACAACAGGATGGAGATTATGTACTTACACTAAATGATGAATCTGACACACTTACAGTATCCTTTGTATATTACGAGAACTTTTTGAAGTCTCTTGTAGAAAGTACAAAGGATATTTTATGTGGGTGCAGATGTAAAGAATGTGATAATTGTCACTCTGACTGTGATGAAAATCTCTGCCTGGTTAATGGATATCAAACTTATTTTAATCTGACTTCTCCATTATATCAGGAATACTATAAGAGTATTATACCTTACTTCAGATGTAGATTACAAGATGATTTAATATGTACTACTACAAATCAATTAATTTTAGGTCAGTCTGATTGTGCTGTTGTAACTAAAGAACATGTAATGATGTTCTATCTTGCTATATATTATAAACAATTATCACAATCTGCTGATGAAGAAGAGACAGAATATTTAAATAGTAAATTCTACATTAAACCTATACTTAACTGTATCAGGAAATCTGGAATTAATCTTACTGATATTCAGGAATTAATAAATACTCCACCATCAGCAATAACTCTTTTAGATACAGAATATAATATTCCGGGAGAAGAACAATTAGAAGGACTAGTTAGTTTTGAATTTGAATTTAATGATAGTCTTATAAATATATCTAATAATATATCTTATTCTACACCAATAGTTTTAGTAATAGACTCATTACCTTTAATTGGAGATTTAACCTATTTAGGTAATCCTGTATATGAAGGACAAGTATTTTTAATTTCCCAATTAGCAGATTTAACATTTGAACTGGAGAGTACTATATCAGATTCATTTCCTTTAGAAACTACATTTGAATACCATATTGTAGATAATAATAGTGTAGAATCTAATATTGTATCTGCTACTTTAAACTTATTATTTGAGCTTTTCGAAATTGATGCAGGACCTAATCAAGAGTTAACATATGATATAACCAGTAGTACATTAACTGGAAGTATAATAAATCTCGGTATGGGTACTTCTATAACATCAGTAGTATGGGAAGTTCTATCAGGACAATCTACAACTATAACAAGTCCTAATACATTAATAACTGGTATAACAGGATTACTTGCTCTTACAACAAGAGTATTCCAACTTACAGTTACAAATAATGTAGGACAAGTAGCAACAGATACGGTAGAAGTAGAAGTTACAAATGAATTTATTGTAGATGCAGGTCCTAATCAGACTATTATAATGCCAGATGAAAATGAATTTGCTACTTGCACAGTAAGTGCGACACAAATAGCAGGTGGTGATAATAGTCCAATAGTATCTACATTATGGGTAGCTGTTGATTCAGATGATGAGATTGTAACAAGTTACACAGGTGGATATGATGTTACATTTTCTGCAACATTCCCTATAGGAGTATATACACTTACATTTACTGCTACAAACGAATCAGAACAGACTGACTCAGACTCATTTATATTAGTTGTAGTAGATAATGCTGAAACAGCATTCTCAATAGATGCAGGAGAGAATCAGGTAGTTGGACCAACTTCCTTTGGTAATTTTCTTGCTTCTATAGTACACTTAGAAGAAGGAGCAAGCTTAGATACTGTAGAATGGACATTACTCTCTATGAGTGAGGATACAGGTAATGACCCTATATTTACTCCAGGAAATGCTTTAAACTGCGCTATTAGTAATCTTGATTCAAGTGTATTATATACATTTTTAGTAACAGCAACAGATACTTTAGGGAATATAGCACAAGATACTGTAACATGGATTTCAGATGCTGAACCACCTGTTACTCCATTTACTGTTGATGCAGGTGAAGACCAGGAATTAGAAATAGATACAACTGAGACTTATCTTTCAGGATTTGTGAGAAGTTATGGTAATGGAGATTCAATAGATTTTAACACTTTTATTAGTAGCCCTTCATGGGAATTAGTATCTGCAACACCAACTCCACCAAGCTTACCTATTATAGTATACCCAACTTTAAGTATGGGAACTCCTGTTACTAATTTATTCTCTGATACTACATACGTATTCAGGTTATATGCAGCTAATAATGGAGACCCACAGCAAGATGATACTGATACAGTATCTATAGTAGTTGCCGGACCACCAGAACCATTTCAAATTAGTATAGCTTTTGACCCTGACTATGAAGGTACAGGTAATGATGCAAGACTAATTAGTACTATAGTAAATGAAGGAGAAGGTAATGGAGTTGATTATACATGGCTTTGGGCTAAACTGGATACAAATGAAAATGATAGTTTGGATTTTGTAATACTTACTCCTGATGAAAAAGATAGCGAAATTGATGTTACACCTGTAACAGATTTATATTGTGAATTCAGATTAAAAGGAATTAACAGTGAAGGACAAATAGCTTTCTCTAATATATTAACAATAAACACCTAATAAATGAATGCACTAAATTTAAGTTTAAGAGCTAAAATAGATTATATAATAAAAGAACTTAGAAAGTTAAGAGGAACTATAACAAGTAACTCAACTGATATATCAGGTAAAGCTGATTTAGTTGCTGGTAAAGTTCCTGAATCACAATTACCTGTATATGATTTACAAAAAGTTACAACTACTGGTAAAACTACTACTAATGATATTACAGTACAAGGTATAAATATTAAATCAGATTATAGTACTAATTTATTTATAGGAGCAAATGCAGGACAAAATAATACACCTATAGCTACAGATACAGGTAGGGAAAATTTCTTTATAGGTTCAAGTGCTGGTAGAGATAATACAACTGGATATGCAAACTTATATATAGGATATAATGCGGGACTTACTAATATAACAGGTACAAGAAATACAGGTGTAGGTTACGCAGTATTTTCAAGAAGTACTGATAAGAGTTTTAATGTTGCTCTTGGAACAGATGCAGGATACAGGAATAATTCTAATTCTAATATGTATATTGGATATCATTCAGGTTTTGATGCAGCTAATTTATTAGATATAACAGGAGATGGAAATATGTTCTTTGGTGAGAGAACTGCAACAAAAGCACTTACAGCAACCAGAAATAATTTATTTGGATTTACAGCAGCATTTGAATTGACAGATGGTGCAAACAATAATATATTTGGTTATAACTCAGGGTTTCAAATATCTACAGGAAATAGAAATTGTTTTTTTGGAAATGAAACAGGAAGATTCTTAACTACAGGTTCTGATAATACTCTGGTTGGTCATAGGGCTGGTTTTAATTTTGCTACTACAGCTGCTAATAATTCAGGAGTAGGACAACAATCTTTATATGGTATTACTACAGGAGCACAAAATGCAGGTTTAGGAAGTAGAAGTGGACAGACAATAACTACAGGAACAAGTAATACTTTTCTTGGTTTTGATGCTGGAAATAATGTTTTACAAAAAGTAGATGCAATCAATTCAACTGCTGTAGGAACAGGAGCTTATACTACTAAAAATAATCAAGTTGTATTAGGAGGTTCAACTATAATAGAAACTTTGTTGAAAGGAACAGTATTAGCAAATACTACTACAGATGATGGTACAGGTTCTAAGTTACAAGTAAATGGAACAGTATCAGTATCTACTCCTTCAAATGCTGTACATGCTGTTAATAAGAGTTATGTAGATACTCTTACTAATTATTCTTGTGTTGTAAATACAACAACTACAGCATTAAGTTCTGCTACATTAAATTCAACATATTCAAGTGTACCAGTAGGCTATAGAGTAATTTGTAAAGATATTATCGGAGCAGGACTTATTTATACAAAGGTAACAGAAGCAGGTTCTTCTGATGTTTGGGTAAGCTCTCCTATTACAATAGTAGTATAAAATAATAATAATAATTAAAATTAAACAAAATGAACTTAGACAAAAGATTAAACAATTTCTATGAGTTAAAGAAACTTATTAAAGAATTATTCTACAGAGTATCAAGATTAGAGAAAGCTTCAACTGCTGGATTTACAGGTACACAGGAAATATTAGATGGAGAAAGTAATCAAATAGTATTGACATATGTAAATGGAATAGTTACAGATATAGCTACATAATAAATAAATTTATATGGACCAAACATTAGCATTCTTAGTTGAGAATCTAAGAAAATTCTCCCCCTACATAATAGGGGGAGCTATTGGGTCTATAATACATAGACTCAGAACAAACATGTCTTTTAAAGATTTCCTTGGTTCAGTTGTAATATCAATGTTTGTTGCATTCTGCGTAGGGATTTTATGTAAAGATTATTTCGGAATTAAAGAAGATACAATTATATTTGTAGCATGCGGTGTATCTGGTACATTCAGTAAGGCAATTTTAGATGAGCTACAAGAACTCATAGGAAACCTTTCTGATATAGTAAAAGCTAAATTAGGTGTTAACAAAGAAGCTAATTTTGAAGAATAAAAAGTTAAAATTTAGCTATAATTTGATTGTTAATTCAAATATTAATTTTAACTTTGCATAGTTAAAATTAAATTATATAAAAATGGATTTGAAAAATCAATTTAAACAAAATGAGTGGGAACTAATCTCAGAAGTTCTGGAACAAGGGAAAGTTAGAAAATGGTCTGACTTAGCAGAAAGACATTCAATCAGACCTGAAGGTTCTGCAAAACAAAGAAGAACTGCTGCAAATGATATTTGGAGAAGATTCTTAAAAACAACTACAAGACACCAATTAGATTTGGTTACTGTAAAACAAACTTTAAATGGTACAGGACAGGTTTTATTCGAAACCAGAAAGGTATTACCAGAATCTAAAGATTATTCCTTAGAAGGGCTTAAAATAGCTTCTGTGACTACTAATCCAAATGGAGGAGAATGGATAAAATATAAATCTGTTTTACAGGAAAAAGAAAAAGAAGAAACTATTGTTTCTGCAATTGACAGACTTTTCGAAAAGTATGATGATTTCTCTTTAGGAGAAGATATTGATTTAGGAGAATTCAGTTTCAGCAAGAAACTTGGAGTAGTAAATCTTTATGATGCTCACCTTGATAAACTTCCTGTTAAATCTTCTTGCGGAGTTGAATCTACATTAGAAGAAAATATAGGAACTTTTTCAAGAACTATTAATAAAATCATTAAAGAGTTAAGTTCTCAGAATGTAGATACAATTGTATTTCCTGTAGGTAATGATTTATTCCATACTAATGGAATGAATTCTACTACCAAGAAGGGTACACCACTGGAATACTATGGTTCTCCTGAAGATGCTTACTATGCAATCTGTGATGTAATTACAGAAACTATAGTTAAACTGGCAACAGTTGCTCCTAATGTACATGTAATAATGGTTAAAGGTAACCATGATGAAGATAAGATTGCTGCATTAGGATACTGGCTTGAAAGAGCTTTCAGAGGAAGTAATGTAACAGTTGATTTTTTAAGAAGACAAAGAAAGTACATCAAGTTTGGTGAAAATTTAATTGGATTTGCTCACGGAGATAAAGAGAAATCTAAGATTGCACAGTTACCTCTTATCATGGCTCAGGAAGCCAAAGAGATTTGGGGAACTACTACACACAGAAAGATGTATTTAGGAGATTTACATCATGGCTTTGAATATCAATTCTTGAAAGCTAAAGATATGCCAGGTGTAGAAGTAGAGTATTTAAGAAGTGTAGGAACTACAGATTCATGGCATGAAGACTTTGGATTCGTAGGTATTGCAAAAACAGCTTATCTTCAAATCTTTGATGAAATTGAAGGAGAAGTAAGCAGAATGAAATTTAACATAAAATAAGAATGAAAGATATAAATAGTAAAAAGAAACATGTAACAGATTTCTTTGCTAATCTGGATTTTAATTCAGAACAACATTCTTATAACTATAGAGACAGGACCTTGAGTTCTGTCTCTTCTATTATAAAGAAATTCTCAGAACCTTTTGATGCAGATAAGATAGCTTTCTTTGTTGCAAGGAAAAGAGGTATTTCTAAAGAAGAGGTATTACAGGAATGGGAAGATAAGAAAAACAATGCATGTAACAGAGGAAACCAGGCACACTCATTTGGAGAAACATACTCTAAAGGTGATACTGCTACAAATGGATTTGAACAGGCTATTATAAATTTCTGGGATAGTATTCCGGACCATGTAATTCCTTTTCTGTTTGAGCTTAAAATGTTCTCTGAGCTATTTGGAATAGCTGGTACCTGTGATATACTTTTGTATAATACTAAAACAGGTAAGTTTATTATAGTAGACTATAAGACAAATGAAGATTTGTTTAAGAACTATAAAGGTAAGAAAATGCTTGAACCATTTAAAGACCTTATTGATAGTCCTTATAATAAATATCAAATACAGTTATCTTTATACCAATTGCTTTTTGAGCAATGTGGATTTAAAGTAGAATCAAGAAGAATTGTATGGCTTAAACCAGATGGTTCTTTCGAAATGTATAAGACTAAGAATCTTGTATCAAGAGTTAAAAAAGAATTAAAAAGCAGATTATAACAATTAAAAAATATATTTATGAATTTAGATAATAAAGTTAGGAATATAAATGAAGTTTATGGAGTATTAAAAAAACTACTTTTACAAGTAGCAAGATTACAATTAGACATAAATACGCAAACACCAGTTACCTCTGGTGGTGGAATAGGTAATATACAATTAAATAATGGTACAGGTGGATTTGAAGGAAGTAATAACCTATCTTTTGATAGTCTTGCAGGACTTATATCAGTACCAGGATTTACTGCAAGTGATGGAGAAGGTAACTATGCTAATATGTCTATATATGATGATGGAGAAGGTAATGTATTTCTTTCAATAGGTGGAGCTGGTACAGTACCAATCAGGATTAACCTAACTAATGGTGGAGGTTTTGATTTTAATGGAATTTTCTTAAATGTAAATATATCTACATTATTAGAAGATTCTACTCTCACTATTCCTAAAGGTGGTACATTAGCTTTAAGAGAAGATATACAACAAGGTATTTATACTACAACTGCTACTACTCAATCTGCATTTATAGTTACATTAGATGCAACTATGGATAGTGATGAATATACTGTAATTATAACTCCAGAAAATGAAAATTCAGCTGTAGGTTATTTTATAGATACTTATACTGAAGATGGATTTACAATAAATACTCTTGAACCTTTAACAGGTTCAGTTATATTTAGATGGACAGCAATATTATAATAGATTATGAAAGTAAGTGAATTTATACAGAGGGTACAATCCTTATACTCTAAAGGGGTAAACAGTGATGATAGTAGATTGTCTAACAGACATATCTATAATAAGTTACTCACTGTAAGGTCAAGACTTATATCACAGGAAGCTAAAAAGAAATTAAGAATATCAGCATGGAACTATCAGACTCTGCCTTGTGTAGAATTGATACAGGTTCCTACTCATGATTGTCCTTGTATCCCACCAAGAGGATGTGACATTCTCAGAAGCAGATATGAATTACCCAAACCTTTATCAGGACTTTCTAATGACCTCATTAAGAGTGTAAGTTCAATTGACAGAGATTTAAAAATTGATGAAATTAGTATTAATGCATTGGGTTCACAGAAAGGTAATAAGTTCACTTCTAAGAAAATCAATTATTTTATACAAGATGGATATTTATATATCTCTACACCAAGTAAGTTAAAAGTAGTATCTGTTATAGGACTCTTTGAAGACCCTATAGAAGCATCTAAATTTCCATCTTATTGTGGTTGTGAAGGATGTATTGAATGTGTAGATTACCTGGAAGAAGACTTTCCTATAGATAATTATCTTGCAGATGCAGTAATTGAACTATCATTACAGGAACTTGTAGTAATGTTCAGTCAGAATATTGAAGATTTAACTAATAACTCAAGAGATAATCTAAAAGAACAAAGTAAATAATGAAACCTTATTATAGTTTAAGAGATAGTTATAGACCTTATAAGACCCAGGTTGAGAATCCAGTTGATATTAAAATCTTTGTATCTGTTTTAAATGGGTATATGAAGTTTCTCACAAGGAAGCTTTTTGAAAGAGGAGAACTTATGTTACCACAGAAACTTGGTAATGTATTAATCCAGGGAAAGAAAGTTAATGTAAGAATAGAAGATGGAGAGATAAAAGGCTTAGCTCCTGATTGGGTAAAGACAAAGCAACTATGGGAAGAAGATGCTATAGCAAAAGAAAATAAGAAATTAGTATATCACTTTAATGAGGATACTAATGGAATAAGATATAAATTCAGATGGAGTACTACAAGGTATCTGATACCAAATAAAACTCTTTATGGATTAAAGATGACAAGAACTAATAAGAGATTTTTATCTCAGTTAGTAAAGAAAGGAAAAGAATATTTAATAGTTTCAAAAAAATATTTATAACATGGGAAAAAAGATTAAATATGTTTCAGTAGATAGAATTATATCTAAATTATATAGGGACCTCGGTATAGAGGAAATGAGTGAGACAGATATTATAGAACAAATAGGTGAAGCCCTGGAAGGAATTGGTGCTATAACTCTATATGAAGAAGCACTTGCTTTTGCTGAAGTTAAAGACCATCATGCAGACATTCCTTGTGGGTTACATGATATCATACAGATAGCAAGAAATAACTTCTGGTCCAAAAAGAATGAAACTTTATGTCCTGCTGAGATTATATGTGATGCTCCTGTAGAAGAAATATGTGAAGAAACAGAACCAGTATGTGGATGTGTATCTTTAGATTGTTATGGTAATCCAATTCCTCAGGAAGAGATTGCTGTATACAGACCTTACTTTGACCTGCAATATGAATACTCAGGATGGATGGGTTCAAGAACTTACATACAACAATATACTCCTGTAAGATTATCTAATCATACTTTCTTTAATTCGCTTGTATGTAAAGAGGATAATAGATTATATACAGGTGTCCAGGATGAATATACAATAGTAGCAGACAAATTGAGATTCTCATTTAAAGAAGGCTCTATAGCTATTGCATATCACAGACAAGTATTAGACCCTGAGACAGGTTATCCAATGATACCAGATGATTATAGTGTTATCACAGCTATTACTATGTATATCACAATGAAATACATGGCAAGACTATGGTACATGGGAAGAGAAGGATATGGAGATAAGTATCAAAAAGCAGAACAGGATTGGCATTGGTACTGTAAACAAGCTGGAAACAATATGATGATTACATATGGTGATGATGAGTTCCAAAGACAACTTGATGCAAGTAAACAAATGATACCTAATTCAAGAAAGTATTATGGATATTTTGGAAGACTTGGAGTACCTGAAAGCAATGCCTGGAAAACAGCAGGGATTACAAATAACTTTACATTAAGAGGAATACACAATGGATAAAGATAATACAACAAGACCTTACAAAGGCTTACATACAGATAACTCTTTTATAGATTCTCCTAAAGAAACATACAGATATGCTCTTAACGCAGTTAATGAAACTGAGTTAGGAGATTTTGCATTTCTGAGTAATGAGGAATCTAATGCTTTGTGTGATAATTTAAGTTATGGATTTATTCCATTAGGAAAGGTATATATAGGGGATAACCAGTTAGCCATTTTCTCAGTATCACAAGATGAAACAATATCAGAAATAGGTATACTTGATGATACATGTAATTATGTAGTACATGTTAATGATGAATATTCAGAAGAGGAAGATAAGTTAAACTTTAGAGTAGAGAATCAAATACAAGCTATTTATAGATTAAGAAGAGGTTGTGAGAGAACTGTATATTTTACAGATAATTATAACAAGCCAAGATATTTTAACTTTGATAAACCAGAAGACTTCAAAGATTGTGATATCAATGGAGACAACTGTAAATGGGTAGCTAAAAAATTCGAATTATTTAAGACTTACACTAAGATTCCTATCTTTGATGATATAGAAATACTTGAAGGAGGAACACTTACAGCAGGTTCTTATAATGCTGCTATACAATATCTTGATGAGGATTTTAACCCTACAGAATGGATTACAACTACAGATACTATCATGATATATAATGATGGTCTGGATAAACCATACTCTGAAATAAGAGGTTCTACTAATGCTATAAATGATTATCAGGATTTTGGAGCTACTAATAAGTCTATTAAGTTTACTTTTAATCCTGCATCATTAGATAAGAATTTTGCTTTCTATAGAATAGGAGTAATAAAAGCTGATAATGGCTCAGGGCAGGTAAGTAAAGTACTCCTGTCTCAGGAGATTTCTACTGAAGTCCCTGTATATAACTTTACAGGAGAAGCTTTCTCTGAAGGAACTGAAGAAGAAATACAACTATCTAACTCAGTACTTGAAACAGCAGGCTCTATTGAACAAATAGAGAACAGACTTATACTTGGTAATACTAAAGGTAAGAATATAGATTTCTGTGCTTTGCAGAAATATGCATCAAAGATTAAATCTGATGTAGTACTTGAAGAAATAATACTTAATGCTGTCATAGATAATAATCCTAAAAATGGATTAGTACATACACAGAAAGTAGGATATATGCCAGGAGAGCTTTATTCATTTGGTATTGTATATATATTTGAAGATGGTTATCTGTCTCCTGTGTATCACATACCAGGAAGAAATCCTGATATACCATCTAATGTAGCTTTTACAGCAGGTACTAATATTAAACCTATGGCAGGTGATAACGAATGTAAGAACAGTTTCTACACAGATGCCTCAGGTAATTGTAGTAATACAGATTACTGGGGACTTGATTCTGAAGGAGTACCTCTTATCAACAAACCAATCAGACATCACAGATTCCCACTAAGGAGTGCTGTTGGAGAAGCTTTGGTTACAGAGAATAGTTCAGAAAGTATAAGTACAGTAAACAGAACATTAAAAATACACGTTAGTGGAAGTATAGACCCTGCATTTACAGGAGATACAATCTATTTACATATAACATATCTTGCAAATGGAGTAAATAATATCAGGGAGACTGCTATAAATGTAGCTACTTATAATCCTGTAGAAGGACTTGACTTATTTGTAGTAACATCTACAGCAGTAGATTTAGCTTATGTATCAACTACAGAAGTTAAAGAGAATGGAGAAGATGCTACTGTTTTATCAGGACTTACTTATACAGACCTTCCTTTAGAAGAAACTGAAGTAACTATAGAGAAAAAATTATACATTTCTAATATATTTGGTATCAGATTCTCAGGTATTAACTTACCAACAGAGGCAGATACTAATGGAAATAAAATCATTGGTTACTATATCGTAAGAAATGAAAGAACTAATAATGACAAAACAATACTTGACTCAGCTATTATAACTCCTCTAATCAGAGAACCTGAAAGATTTGCTGGTTCAGCACACCTTATGCCAGAGCTTGCAGACCAAAGTAGAGTTAAAGATGATATTGTAGCACTGATTAATCCTGAGTTCAAGTTCTTTGGAACTGAACATAAGACAGCTACACAGCTCATTAAAGAAGGAGAATTTCAATTAGCTAAGAGAACTATATATACACAGTTATTAGATGACGTACAACCCGGTACATCTTATGATAGTTCAAGAGATAAAAAAAGAGAAAGAGATACAGATGGATTCTCATTACACACCTTCTCAAGAAATAACCAGCTTACTTATAAGAAAGCATTTGGTATATTTGCTGATGAAGGAGATATAGATGAGACATTCTATCTTGCTGCTTTATTTAATAAATCTGTACAAGATTTAGCAAATGAAACAGTAGAAGTATTTAATGTAGCTTTTGATAATAAGGTAGGTATTGTTAAGCTTAATAGTCCTATTGACAGAGAGGAGCTTTTTGAAAAGATTCCTTATGTAGTTATGAAAAGAGAACTTGATGACCCTTACTCTACATTCAGAGTACTTCCTTATTATAAGGAGTCTAAGAATTATCATACTCTTACCAATAATATACTTACACAGCAATGTGATATATTCAATGGAGATGTTTATATCTCTTCTATGAAATACACTAATACTGTATTTTATGATATCAGACTAAGAAAGAGATTTAGTAAGAAAGGAATTATCAATACTATTGTTGGAGTTATTCTAGCTATTGTTGGAGCTATTCTTATTATCACAGGATATGGTGCTGTACTTGGAGTTATGCTTATTGGATTTGCAGCAACACAGATTGCAGCAGGTGTCAAAAAAGACCAGATAGCTAAAGTATATTCAGAATTATATGATGCAGGTCTTAAAGATTGTGTTGATGATGATACAGCTAATACTATATTTTCTCCTAATCCTCCTGATGATGAAATTGAATGGTTTAGTGATACACTATCTGATGTATGGTTTGAATCTACAGCTAATGCTAACTGGAGAAAAGGTAGCACAATTGGTATGACTGATTTCCTTAATGCACCAGCAAGTGTTGAGGGAGAAAGACTTAACAGTTATATACTTGAAAAGCTTACTGTACTTGATACAGATGCAGATGATGGAAGATTATATAAAGGTTTTGCTAATGCTGAACTATATGAAATCAATGAAGATTACAGAAGAAGAAATAAACAAAAAATATTCTATCACTTAGGTGTGGAGTATGATTGCTGTTCTGACTGTACTGAGTCATTTCCACATAGAGTACACTATTCAGAACAATCTTTCCAAGAAGAACTAACAGATAATTACAGAACATTTTTACCTAACAACTATAGAGATATAGAAGGAGAAAGTGGACCTATAACTAATATATTTAAATTAAGGAATGATTTATTCATTCATACTAAAGAAGCATTATATAATCTTCCAAGAAACTATCAGGAAAGAGTTACAGACCAGATTGTATCTTTCATAGGTACAGGTTCATTCTTTGAGATTCCTCCTCAGAAGATTATAGATGATGATACAGGAAGCTCAGCAGGATTACAACATAAATGGAGCAGTATAAAGACTCCGTATGGAATTGTATTTGTATCTGAGAACCAAAGAAAGATATATATATTTGATGGTAGAGAAATGAAAGCTATCAGTAATACAGGTATGTCAAATTGGTTCAAAGAAAATCTAAACTTAAAGCTTACTAAACAATACCTGGATACTACAGGTAAGAAATATCCTTATGATGATAATCCATCCAATCCTTTTGGAGTTGGATTTATTACAACATATGATACTAAGAAAGAAAGAGTTATAGTAACTAAGAAAGATTTTACTTTCTCTGATGAAGTTATTAATACTCCTGATTTTAATATGTGTATTAAAGATGGACATATAATTTTATTTGAAGATTTTAATCAAATAATACAAGATGAAGAAGCTGATGGATGGAGATATGTAGGAATAGAAGATTGCAGACTTAAATTTGAAAGAACTACTGTAGAAACTACTACAGAGGAGAGAGTAGTTAAAACTAATTTTCCTAATGATATTGACATTGTAGTTCAACTTGATTACTCAGGTTCATTTGATGAAGATGCCAGAAATCAAATCAAAGATGCTATTGATGATTGGAGAGTTAACTTCTCTGCTTCTAATCCTGATTGGACTGGTTCCTTATACTATGTAGATGAAGAACCACAAGATAGTGAATATTGGATTAGAGTTCTTCAATATGCAAGAACAGATATATATGGTGGAAGTTTAACAGGAAGAAAGATACTTGCTATTACATTTGTAAATGAATGTACAAATGGATTTGGTGTTGGTTATCATAGTAGTAGTTTTGGACTTGATATTGATAATCCTACTGCACTATATCTTGCACATGCTACAGAGTTTATAGTGAATTATAATAATTGTGCTTCATTTAATGGGTTAGCTTATCCTATTGTATCACAAGCAGACCCTGGTTCAACTAATGAATTCCTGAAACATACATTAGCTGCACTTAAAGGAGTTTCATATACAACAGCTGAAGCTAATATATTACAACCTAATCCATATTGTCCTGATTGGAATAAGATGAAGAATGCCCTTAAGAGTAGTAACCCTTATCCAAACTATGGACTTGAGAATTATGGTTGGTCTTGTATTACTAATAGAGGATGGGATGGTTCAACAGATGTATTAACACCAGAACAATTTCAGATTGATATGGATGAATATCTTGAAGGATTTGCTACAACTGAAACTATTGAAGTAGAAGTTGACCAATATACTACTGAATATAAATATATAGATGGAAGTGTAGCAGTGGACCCAATAGATAATAATACTTCATGGACTTTAAGTTATTCTATGAAGCAGGATTCATGGACTTCGTGGCACTCTTACTTACCTAATTTTTATATGAATGTACCAGAGAAATTCTATTCATGGAAATATGGTGGAGATTTTATATGGAAGCATGGAGTTAAAGAAAGTTACCAGACATTCTATGGTCAGTTCTGTCCTCATATAATTGAGTACACATCATTATCTACTCCTTTAGTAACAAGAATATGGAATCATATTAAACTTATTACAGAAGCTAAAAAATTTAATGCTACACTCAATCAATATTATGATGAAAGATTTATTACATTTAATAAACTTGTAGTGTATAACAGCAGACAATGTTCAGGAGAACTTGAACTTTTAGTTAAAGATATTCAGGACTCTCAGGATTATATGTCTCAACAGATTATAAATACTAATAATAATTCTATCATAATAGACAGAACAGAAAGAGATTGGTTTATAAATGATTTAAGAGATATCAGAATAAATTATAATACTCCTATATGGGATTCTAATATAAATTCATTACAACCTGGATACTTCAAAGATAAGATATTAAATACTGCAAGTTTAAATGTACAGAAAGATTGGACACAGCTTGAAAGTTTTAGGGATAAATATTTGGTAATTAGATTAATATTTGATAATTTTGCAGATGTTAAGTTAATTACAAATTATTCAGTTGAAAATGAACAACAATCTTTTAATTAAGATTATAATTTAAAATAACTAATATTAATATGAAGAACAATAGAAAGAAGGTTGCCAGACCTAAATACCTTACAGGTAGTAAAGTGACCAGCTATATAGAGAATCCTTATGTAGAACTACAAGAAGACCAAATCAATACAGCTCAGGCAAAGTCTGAAGCAGAACAAAACCCTTGGGTAATTGGTTTGAACACAGTGGGAGCTATGCTACAACAGTATAGCTCCTCTATTGGAGGAGCAATGGGTGGAGGTGGTCCAGCTGATAAAGCAATGGGCCTTGGTGATAAAAGTGCTGGTACGGATGATTTAGCTACAATGGCATTAGGTGGTATGGCTTATGGTGTTCCTATTAATGCAGAAGGTAAAGAAATTATACAAACTCCAGGTGGTAAAGTAGCTGAACTAAAAGGTCCGTCACATGCTAATGGAGGAATAGATTTAGATGTACCTAATGGTACAGAGATATTCTCACAAAGATTAAAAGGACCTGATGGTAAGACTATGGCAGACAGAAAGAAACTAAGAGAAAAGAATATAGGAAAGATTGATAAATTACTTGAGGAAAGTCCTTCAGATAAAGCTTTGAGAAAAGCAAGAGAAAGAGTAGCTCTTGGTAATGAAAGAGAAGAGAAACAAGATATGGCTCATATGGAAATGGCAAGAATGATTCAGGAGACTCAGAAGTTTGCCTTAGGTGGTACTGCTGATATTGACCCTGAGAAAAATCCTTTTGCTTATTTCCTGAAAACATTAGACCCTTCTATATTTGGTGAACAGCCATTAACATCATCAAATATTGATGCTATGGATTTGTCAAGATACGAAAGTCCTATCAATGGAAATACAACAACACCTACAGCATCTAAAGCAACAGGTGGTGGATTTGGAGATTTCTTTAATAAATTATTTGGTGCTAATTCTCAGAATGGTACAGCAGGTGGAATGACAGCAGGAGACATTACAGGTATGGCAGGTAATCTTATCTCTACATTTGGACCTATGATGAATACTCAGGCTAACAGGGCAGGAGATACTCCTAACATAAATGCTTTTAAAGATTTTGGTGCAGATGCATTAAAAACAATTGATGAGAGTAAACAATACGTAGCAGGACAAAGAGATAATAATCTTGAAGATTTAGAGCTTGCAAGAAACTCTGCTATAAGAAGAGGAAGAAACTCTGCAAGAAGTGTTAATACAATGAGAGCTTTAGATTTAGCCACAGACCAGGGAGTTAATAATTCTAAGTCTCAAATCTATAATCAATTTGCTCAGATGATGCAATCTATATTAGGACAACAAGCAGGATTTGAAAATCAGAGAGACCAGGTTGTTATGCAAGGAGAACAAAACAGAGACCTTGCTGACAGACAAGACAGAGATAATTATTTCTCTCAAATGGCTGAAGATATATCTACACAAGGAACTGGTATCCAGAAAATTGGTAAAGATATGAATACTATGAAGACAAGAGAAACTACATCTAAAGTAATGGATAGTTTATTCCCTGACTTCAATATAAATGCATACACAGGAGAAATGAAAAAGGTTATTACTAATGAAGCTTCATCAGGAGTTGAGTTTTACAAATCTATACCAGATGTTAATTTAAGAAGACAAACTCTTGATAATGTAAGTAATGGTATATGGATTAGAAAAGGTAATAAAGTTTATGATGCTACTACAGGTAAAGAAATAAATGTAATGAAGACAAGCTAATGGGAAGATTTTATAAAACAGCCAAGCCTCAATTTATTGAGGACATGATATACCAGCCACCCTGGGATTTAATTAAGGAAGCCTTAACTACGCAACAACAGGACTATGATATTGCTCTTGCTAAGACTGACTTATTTAATAATGTGGATGTTAATTATATAGATGACCCTGTAGAAAGACAAAAAGTTATTGATAAACAAAGTTACTATAATCAGAAATCTGAAGAGATTGCAACTAAGTTACAAAGTGGAGATACAAATGAATGGAGAAAAAATCTTCCTGAAATAAGAAAACTTACAAGAGAGCTTGAAGCAGATTATAAAACAGGAGACATATATAAGATTCAGAAGTCAGCAGATATGTATGGCAAGATGAATGAGCAATTAAAAACTATTAAAGACCCTGCAAGAAGAGAAGCTGCTAAGAAGTATTATCTTGACCAGTGGAAATCAAGTCCTAACAGGAGTATGGACAAGACTTTTGAATATGAAGATATATTTGATAAGCAGGACCCAACAGGAGAGTTTATATCTGAACTTAAAAATTCTAAACCAGATATATGGGCTAAAGCTACAGCAACTACTAATGGTAAGTATATAGATACTAAAACTACTTCCAGGGAAGTATTAAACCAATTGGATGATGCTTATACAGCTTTCATTGATGCTAAGGGATATGACCCTTATTTCAAACAAGAACAGAAATTAGGATTTGGAACTTATTATGATGAGGATGGAAACAGACTTAAATTTACAGACCCTAACAGTAGTGTTGCTAAACAGATTGAATATGTAAAACAATTTGAATATACACAAGGTAAAGCTGAAGCTGATAAGAAAGTAGATGCTTATGGTCTTGAAGAACTCCAACAAAAATACAAACTTGAGGCAGCAGCTTATTCTGCAAGTCTTGGTAAAGCAGGGGCTACTCCTGTAAGTTTTACTAAAGATGCTTCATTCTATTACAACTATACTAAAGAAGGTAAAGAAGTAATGAAGACTTATAATATGGAAGTAGGTAAGCTGGCACAAACTATTGGAGCTAAAGACCCTAAAGATTATGATAAGTATATTAATGTAATCAGAAATAATCCAGCTAAGTATCCACAACAATTTAAATATTTAACTACACTGGATAACTCATTAAACATAAATCAGAGAAGTGGAACTGATTACTTCAGAAACTTAGGTTTCAATCAGGACCAGATTGATATTGTTGATAAGAAATTCCAACAGAAAGGAATTGAGACTACACTGGCAAGTAAAGATGGTTATGTAGATTTTGGTACTATAAATGGTAAACCTTATATGAGTAAAGGTACTGCTAAAGGAGAGAAGATAAATCTTAGAAAAATGATTGGTAAGACAATAGATATGCCAGGATATACAGGAGCTAAGATTGAGAGTATTGAAATAGTAAAAGGAACTCCAAGCTTTATGCCAGCTACAGAATCAGATGGTAAATCAGGAGTTGCTACAACAATATTAATTACACCAAGCAAAGGAGAACCATTCTATGCTGAGTATTATATAAGTGGAGACCCACTTAATATAGGTTTTTAAAAACAAATTATGGGAAAGAAGAGAGCATACATACAAGGACAGGTAGAGAATCCTTTAAGTAGTATATATGGTAATGAGAGTGTACTGGCAAAAATGCCAGAGATGCCTAAACTTACTGATGAACAACTTAATGAGATTGATGCTGAAGTTGCGCAGCAAAAAGAAATTGAGAAGCAAGTAGGTGATTATGAAGCTCAAGTACAACAACAAGAAGAACAAAAGAAGCTCGAACCAAAAGATGGTGTTGAGCAAGTCTTGTTTGATAAAGGTGATACTCCTAATCTTAAAACTCTGAAAGGAATTAAAGAAGAGATGAGTAAACTTGAATCTCTTAATGTTGTTAAGCAAGCTGATAAGAATTCATCTTTTTCTGGTAATACAGGATTAACTCCTTTATCAACAGGTCTTAATTTTATGAAACCTTTTTACTGGTTAGCAGATGCTCTTACACCTGATACTGCCGGTATGGGTAAAGATAAGCAGAAGTATAAAGACCTTATTAAAGAAAGAAGAAAGATTGAGACTCCTATTGCTATAGAGAAACTTAAAGAGGTTAATGCACAACTTGAAGTATATAAGCAGAAAGCTGCTGCAAGAAGCACTCCTGAAAATAAAGCTAAATCTATAGAAATAGCTAAAATGGGTGGGTGGTTAACTTCTGTTGACCCTGATGATTTCTCTGGTGCTGCTACTGCTGATATGCTTGAGCAACAAAAAGAAATACTAGAAAAATATATCAATAATGAAGATGGAGTATTAAGTGGTTTAGGAACTATGTCAAAAGAATATCCTACACTTGGTTTGAATTCTCTTATTAATAGTTTCAATGTTTCAGCCACAGTAAAAAAAGTAAGAGCTGAAAAACCTTTGTCTGATACTGAGAATGATTTGCTTAAAGCTTATAATACTCAACAACAAGTTGAGAGTCTTGATTTATCTAAAAACAGATTCTTATATAGAACAGGACAGGGTACAGGACAGAGTGTTGTATTTGCTGAACAGATGATAGCAACAGGTCCTGTAGAAGCTCTTGGTGGTGCTGCAACTAAAGCTGTAGTAACTCCACTTGCTGAGAGAATAGGTCTTAAAATTCTATTAGGAGATATGGGAACTCAGCTAACTAAAACACAGTTAGCTAAACTTGCTGCTATTAAATATGTAGAGAAAGGACTTATTGGTACAGGTGAGCTTTTAGCTCAAGCTACTGCTACTCCTATGACATACCAAAATACTGCTAATAAATATATTGGGCAAACTCAATTAGTTACAGACTCTGAAGGTAATGAAAAAATACTTGTTTCCAAATCTGCAAGAGTAGCATTTGAGAAAGAGGCTGCAAATACTATTGTTATACTTCAACAAAAAGAAAAAGAATTAGATAATAAAGTAAATAAGTCTGCTGAAGATAATGCTAGATTATTTGATATAAGAAATCAAATTGATAAAGTTAAGTCTGACCTTAATCAAATATATGACCCTAATACAGGAGATATACAAAAAGATATAAGTGCTGATGATGCTTTAATATATGGATACACTGAGTCTCTGAAAGAACTTGGTTCTGAGAAGTATGTAGGAGAAATAGGGGATAAAATGTTTAAACCTCTTACAAGATTAGCAGAAAAAACTCCTGGACTTAAACAGCTTTCAAAAGCTTATGGAAGAGGAGCAGAATTAATTAATGATACTGCTATTGGCAAGATTGGTTCAAATGTAGCAGGACATACAGGTGCTGCTAAGATTTTTCATGGGCTTCCAGGTGAGGTTCTTGAAGAGATATCTACACAGCTTACTCCTACTTATACAGAAGATTATCAAAAACAATTACAAGAGCTTGCTAATCCATCATTCTATATGGATGTTGTAGCACAAACTCTTTTAATGGGTGGAGGATTTACTGCATTAGGTACAGGTAAACATGCATTAGACTATACTACAAGTCCTGAATACAGGAAACAGTATAAAGAAAATAAAGAGTCTAAAAAAGAAATTAAACAACTATATAAAAATATAGATAAAGCTGTGACAGATGAACAACTGGCTCAGCATATAGTTATGAATACTGGTAATACTTTATTTGAAGTAGATGATTACCAGGCTAAGATAGCTAAGTTAAGAACTGATGGTAAGAATGAAGAAGCTGACAAATTAGAGAAAAAGAGTTTCTCTAATCTTGCTGTTAAAGCAATGCAGACAGGTACACTTGATACTTTTGAAAGAAGTCTTGAGAGAATTAAAACCAATCAGGACTTATCAGAACAAACAAGAAATAATATACCAGCAGCTTTAGCTGTAGTAAAAGAACTATCTCATGTACAGGAAAAACATGGAGATAAGCCTAACTATGAGACTATAGCTCAACTTGCTGCACAAAAAGTTCTGAACAAACAAACAAGTACTCAGTTACAGGAAAGACTTAATGCTATTAAGTTTGAGGGTAAAGAAGAGTTTGAAGCTTATAACAAAGCAAGAGGACTTGAAGACTATCAATCTGTAGATTCACTAATTGATTCTGTAGAGGGTGGTTTATTAGATATTGAACAAAATAACAATTATGTAAGACATATAAATAATCTGGTTAAGGATAATATAGGTAATATCAATGAGTACTTACAATTAAGAGATTTCAAAAAGAAATTTGATGAGGTTGATTTCCAAAATACAATTGAATTATCAAGACAGACTAATCCTTATAACCAGGAATATTTCCAGGAAGAAGCTAATAAGAAAAAAGAAAAAGTAGCTGTACAAACTATTAAGAATGCACAAACAGCAGACCAGGTTGATGCAGTAGTTGAAGATGCAGTAAAAACAAATATAGCTACAGAAGGATTAGTAGCTACAGCAGAAAATAAGAAATCACAAATAGCTGCTACAGAAGTAATCACAGAAGTTAATCCTAATTTCCAGGAACCTGCTCCGGTAGTAGAACCTGAAATTGAAAGAACTCCTGAGGGAACTAAAGAGCAGGATGAAGATGATAAAGCTGGTGATGACTTACTATCTAAAATGCTTTCATCAGGTTTACTTAATTCAGGTGGACCTGAAGAGTTCTCTCCAAGAGAGTTCCAGGCTCAGAAAGTAACTCCACAGCAACAGAAAGCATTAGTGGATTTACATACAAGAATAGCAGATAAGCTTGATAAGGAATTAGATAAGGAAGCTCAATTCGAAGATTTTATCAATGACAGGATAGCCAAGACTTCTTATGATAATGTAGATACTATGTTTAAAGCATATGAGTATGCATGGAATGCTATTGGAAGAGATACTTCCAATGCAGGAGAAATATATGATAACATTTATAACTTAGATACTTTATCTGAAACTATGCTTTCTGGTTTCTTAGCTCCTGATGATGTAATCACTCAGACTAATCTTGCTGTTACATCTGCTATTGTAGATAATTCTAAGACTGTATCTTATGATAAAGATAACAGACCTGTAGAGAAAGATGGTAATTACTCTGAGAAATTTCAAACAGCTACTCCACAGAGTAAAGCTGCATACCTTGGTGTGCAATATAAAGATGTACCTAATTCAGATGGTACATTATCTAAGTTACCTGTACTTGCTCAGCTTAATGAATCAGAACAAATGGATAATCATTTCGTACTTGATTATGATGCTGTTAAAGAAGGAACAGCACTTGAAGTTGTTGTACCTGATAATGTAAATTCATTTAAAGTAGCAGATTGGGAATTCAAAGATAATACATGGGTTAAATCAGAAATTACATTTGGTAATTGGATTAAGAAATATAATGTAGAACCAGGTTCTGTCCAATATAACAATAAGCTTCCTATGGTTGCTCAACTGGATGGACAAGCTGTATTCTATGTACATGATACTGATTGGTATAATACTTCTAATATTGCTCCTGTTGAAACACAGAGAGAAATTATTAAGAAAGGTAAACTTGAAAATCAGGAACTAAGACAAAATATACTTGCAGGTAATAATAAGATAGTTATCTCTGAGAGAAAATTTGGTAGTCTATTCAAACTTAATAAATTAGAATCAGATAATAAACCTATAAGTCTTACTGAAGCTACAGGAGATACTAAGATAGTTGTAGCCAGTAAATTTGATGAACTACAAGATTCTACAGGAGTTGTAAATGCAAAGCTTGTAAATAATCTTGATGCTAATAAATTCCAGGTAGGACAAATATATGAAATCAGAACAGTTAATACAGGAGAACAAATTGCACTTCCTGTAATAACTAATGATGCTCATAAACAAGAAGATATTAATGATGTAGCTTATAACAATATAAAACATTCTATTATTGCCTCTGTTCTTTTGAATGGTGGTAATAATCCTATATTGAATTCTGAATTAGAATCTCAATATGGAATGACATTATCTAAAGCTAAAGAAATACAAAAACAAATCAGAGCTACTACAAGACTTGATATTCAATTTGAGATAGGTGAATACATGAATATGTTTGTCACTGTTGACAGTATGAATTCAAGAATGGTAGATAAGCTTGAGAACAATAGTGTAAACTCTGCTACAGGAAGAACTAAGTTTCCTATTAATACTAATTATATATCTGTTGATAAGAATGTAATTAAGATTGTTAATAAGGATGGAAATCCTGTTGCCAGAAATGAAAAAGGATATGATAGTTTACCAGGTATTAACCTCGGTAATATAACTGAAAGGTCTATACCTTATGTACTTCAGATACTTGAGAAAAACTTCAAAGGTAATGATGGTCTGTTTAGAAAGACTCACTTTGACATATCTAAATCTCAATTAAATAAAAACAGACCTTTTGTACAGATATCTGAAACAGGTTCTATTGTTCCATATGAAAATAAACATGGAGAGAATACTTATGAAGGATATATAAAAGATTCTGTTAAGACTAATATTAAATCTTTTGAAATACAAGGTAAAGATGGTAAGTCTAAATGGATTACTGATGTACAACCTATGATTTATTTCAGAACTGCTCAGGCATCTCAGGTTGCTCCTACTCTTACAATGCAGGAGCAAATCCAGGAAGCTGCTATGGAGACAGCTCAGGAGTTAAATGAACAAGATAATCCTACATTACAGAAAGCTATAACAGCTATACCTGATGCTCTTAAAGAAGAAGCTATGAGGATACTTAAAGGTATGGAGATAAATGACGATGATGTTAATTTTTATTCAAGATTTGAATTTACACCAGAACAAATAGCTGAGCTTGATAAGATTCAAAGTAATCAGATAAGTTCACTTAGTCCTATACAACAGAAAGTCTTAACTAACTCTTTATTTAATCTGGTTCTTTCAGATATAAGTACTAAGGGTGGTACAGTTAATCTTGCTGATATAGTAGCTAAGATAGACTCTTCTGTAGATTCATATCTGCAACCAGAGATTGATAAAATCAAAGATACAGTAGCTAACCTTACAGCACTTAATAATACTGATATGTTACCTCTTATTGACAGATTCAATGAGAAGATAGAACAATTAGAAACTGTTGTAAAAGAAAAAAATAAAATCATATCTAATGGTTTAGGTACAACTCCTAAAGGAGACTTATATAAAAAGTTCGAAAGGTTCCTGGCAGAAGAGTTAACAGGTTCAGAAGATGTTATAGCTGATGATAATGGAGAAGTTGAATATAGTTTCAATATGTCAGCACTTGAAAAAGATGTTAAGCTTACATTCTCTAATAATCTGAAAATATTCTTTGCAGGTATTAACAGACAGAAACCAAGAACAAGGGAGAATATTACTAATTTTGCTTACCTTAATGATTACATTGATGTAGATGATGTTATACAATCTCTTGTGGAAGTTATGGTAGGTCTTCCATCTTCTGTAGAGGATTTAATCTCTATACTTGAGACTAAGAAAGATGTACCTGTGTATAACCAGATATTAAATAAGATAAACAACTCATCTGAAGAAATTCAAAATGAGATATTATATAAAATGATTCAATCTAAATTAGATATGCAAATGGTTCTCTATGCTTATAACAGAGATACAAATACATATTCACTTAGAATTATTAATCCAAACTCATCTTCATCTGATATTAAATTGCAACAACAATGGCAGACTAATTTCAGAAATTCTGACTTGTTCAAAACCATAAATGAAGAAAGAGTTTATAACAAACAAACAGTACAATCTCTTATAGAGAGAATTGAAGCTTTAAGGGCAGATACTATGACACAACCTGATGTATCTGAGATATTATCTGAACTTGGTATTGATGTAAATGCTAATACAGTAACAGCTCTTATTGAGAAAGAAGGTTTTAATATAACTACAAGCTCAGGTATTCTTGGAGTATTCAAATCTACTTTAAGAGATATTATGAATTCTCCTGATAACAGAAACACAGAGAATATTACTTTAGAGAAATCTGAAAATAATCCTTATGAAAATGCTAAAGGAGTTGTAGAGAGCTTAATTGATTTAGAAATAGAACTTAATGGTACAAGAGTAGCTAAGTCTTTCAGGGTAGGTTCTAAATCTATTCAGGGAGCTATTCAGAAGATGATGGTTTATGATATTAAAGAACAACTTAAGGATGTTAATTCTCCTTATCATTTAGCTTTATCTCAGATACCATTATCTAAAAGAAACTACATACTTGAACTTTTGAAAACAAATGATAAGTTTAGAACTTATTATGATGTAAGTTTCGTATCTCTTGAAGCTATTAAACAAGTAAAACAAAAAGTATATGATGACAGAAAGATAAACAAGCTTGCTACAACAGATAACATGCTTACACAATATGCTTTCTTCCAAAATACATTGAGAAAGCTTGGAGAAGTAATTCCTGGTTCTGATTTGAAATTCAGAATGGGACATATGTTTAATCCTGCACTATCTGATAAAGAACAGATGGTACTATACTCTACTGCCTTATTAGATTTGGATTACAAAGACTTTAATGAGATAGATAATAATGTAGTACTTTCAGATGAAGTTCTGAACTTTGTTACTGACCAGATATATGCTGCTGAGTTTGACAGGATTGTCAGTACTTATAACACTCCAACTAATATTAAAAACTATGATGGTGCTGCTAAGAGATTTTTATCTATTCCTGAACTTAATAATATGAGAGCAGAGAATGGTGCTACTATACATGATATTATATCTAAAGGTAGTAAAGACTTAGATACAATGGCTGCTATCAGAGATAAGTTCAGAGACCAGGCTAAGGATATTATAGCTGCTGTAATACACACAGATGTACTTTCTAAAGTAAATACAACAACTAATAAAGGTTCATGGTATGATGCTGGTTTTGTTAAAAGAGAAGAAACAAAAGAATTAAGTATAAACTTCTTTGACAGTAAATACCTTAAATCTAAGAAAGGAGCTAATACAACTCTGTCTACAGATAAGACAGCACAGATTGCTGCTTATGATTTTGTTGTAAACCAGTATCTGAATCAAAACAATACTTACCAGCTTATAGCAGGTGATATGGCTTTGTATGCTCCATCTGTTAAAAAATTCACAAATAAAGAAACAGGAGAGATTGATAATGTAGGTTTCTCTAAAGCTATTGGAGAATCTATATCTAAGAGAATGGCTATGCTTATTGCCCCTGGTAATAAACTTGCTAACTCTAAAGAAGATAAGTATGTACAAATATTTGTTAATGACCCTGTTAAGATGACTTCAACAGCAAGGGAGTTCATTACACAATACTATGGTTCTGTATCTGAAAACAATGAAGTATTATTAACTAAGTTAAATGAGACAGAGAATTCTATACAAGCTTTATATGAAACAAGAAATACAAATGAGGATTTTGAAGACCAATTAGATGCACTTGACAGTACAAGAAGTAAAATTCTCAGTACACTTGCAGATACTAACTCTGAGATATCAGGTTACTTCCAAATAGAAGGAACTGATGCTCAGGAATATACTACATGGAAAGAGCATATTGATGTTCTATTTAGACAAGGTAGATTAACTACTGAGGAAAGAACTACTGTACAATCAGCTTATAATAAACTTCTTGCAGGTGAAGAACTTGATAAGAAAGAATTAGCTGTAGTAATGAATCCACTTAAACCAGTTTACTCTGGTAATGTCATATTCAATGATGCAGAAGGGAAACCTAATGTAAACAGAACTATGTATATTAAATCTTCTTCTTTTCCACTTCTTCCACAGATGACTAAGGATTTCAAACTTGATGCTGTGAGAAGACAAATGGAATCACTTGAAGAAAAGACTGGTAAGAATGTAAGACTTTCATTCCAGACTGCTAATAAAGTAGGTGCTGTCAATACTAAATTAACTGTAAATGATTTGTATAACATTCCATTTGATGAGTTATACAATAGTAATAAATTAACTGAATCTTCACTTGTTCTTGATAGAAACAACTTTAAGATTCAACAGGATACTCCATACAAGACAGCCAAGTTCATTAAAAAGAACCAGGATGATATGACTACTATGGGTTCACAGATGTGGAAAATTATCTTAGGTAATGGTATTAATAAAATAGAGAATAAAATATTTCCTAATGTATTTGGAGAAGGACTTCTTCAGACTATAAATAACAGACTTGCAGATGAAGATAAGATTGTTTCAACAGATGGAATGGTATCTGGTAGAGACTTAGATAAGATTAAGTTTCATGCAGAGTCTATGTATTTTGATATACAGAAAGAACTTCTATATGATGAATTAGGACTTAACAGAGATACAAGAAGACCAGTAGATACTAATGAAACTATTAAACTTCTTCATGCTTTACTTGACAGAGAGACAACAACAAGACAATATCCTGAAGGGATTATTGATAATCTTGAACTTACTTATACTCAGGGAGAACTTGAATTCATGTTACCTATCTGGTTATCTAATGGTTCTAATAAGTTCGAATCTTTAATGCAGGCTATTATTACCAACAGATTAATTCAGATTAATCTTCCTGGTAATCAACATATCTCATCTTCATCAGAAGGATTTGAGAAAGTAACTGCTGATGCTGATTTAGATTCTAAAGTTAAATCTCAGGTAGTATGGTTAGACCCTAATCATACAGGAGAGCTTAAAGCTACTGTAGTTGATGGAACTCTGAAAGAGTCTGAAGTTCTGCTTCAATCTAAATTCAGAAAGACTACTATAGGAACTGATGGTAAGAAAAAGACAGAGCTTATAGATTTGACTAAAGAGCCATACTCAACTATGCAGAATGGAATACTTGTACTTAATCAGGATATGATTGATGATGAGCTTCTATCTAACTTCTCATTCAGGATTCCTACATCTTCTCACCAGTCAGGTGCTATTTTAAGAGTAGTTGGCTTCTTACCAGAAGCCTCAGGAGATATGTTAGTAGTTCCTAAAGAACATACACAGCAGTTAGGAGAGGATTTTGATATTGATAAAAGAACAGTATATAAATCTAACTATGAAGTACAAGATAATGGTAAGATATCTAAGTTACAGTACTCTGAGAATAACAGTTCTTTAGACAGGCTTATGGCATCAATGTTTGAAGATGAATATCTTCCACACTTAACTTCTGAAGAAGGTAAATCTAAGTTTGCTTCTCTTAAAGGAAGAACTAAGATGCTTGAGAATGCTATGGTTGATATATACAAATCAGTATACTCATCACCAGATATAAATATACAAAAGAAAATTAATAAGATTCTTTCATTTGATAATGCAACACAGACAGCTAACCTGATTAATGACAGATTAAACTCTTCTGTAGATAATACTTACTTTACACCTTATTCTGATGATTATCAGAGAGACCAGATGAAGTTAGGAGCTGATGGAAAGACTGGTATTGGAGGACACTCTAATGCTGTAACATTCCAGGCTCAAATGGAAAGATTAGAAAATAAATTAAAAATACAAGATACAATAACAGTTGATGGAGAGATATCAGGTTATGCTCCAAGAGTAGTAGTGATAGGTCCGTATGTATCAGATGGTACATTAGGAGAGATTGGTACACTTGATGGAGAGAGAAACATTGGAGATGTCCACACAGAGAATCAGAACTCCTCTACAGATAATATCAAAGCTCAGATTATGGGTAAAAGGAATGAAAATCCTTATACAATGAATGTATTAATACAATTAACATTCAGAGGATTTGATATGGCTAACTTTACTAAGAGGGATACTAATAATCCATCAAGTGTACAGTTACCATCTCTATTCATCTCTCAACCTATTTTAAGAAGATATGTAGAACTTAAAGAACAAAATAAATCTATTACATCAGAGTTTGACTCTAATGCAGAACAAACTATTATAGGTAAACTTATACAGGAATTTGGTCAAGGTATTAAAGTATCAAGAGATGAGCAAGGTAACTTCAACAGAACTGAGTTTATGAATGAAGTAGATTACCAGTTAGCTTCTGCAAGAATGACAGGTGATGCTCTGTATGATAATCTTATCAACCAGGAAGATTTAAAAACATGGGATGGTGGTATACAACTTGCTACACTTCAGAAATTCTTCAGATTAGAAGAAGAAGCTAAGCATCTTGGTAAATACCAATCTCTTATTAATCTTTCTACATCAGGGTTAGGTATATCTTATTTCAATGTACTTGAAAGAATACAAGGTATTAATGATATGGGATATGAAGAAGAAATCAGTAATGTGAAAGACCTTGTTGGTAAATTCATTCATAAAGATGACTTTCAGGAAAATCCTCCTGTGGATAAGAATGATTATACATTAGTTGGAGATTTCTATATCAAACCTACTACAACTGAAGGTACTGTACTTATACAATCAGTATCTTCAGCAGAGGATATAATGGATATTAACTTCCCATATAAACAGCAATTTATTACTGATTATATAGATAGTATTATTGAGAACAAAGGTAAAGACTTAGGTAAGAAACAAAAGATGGACCTGCAATACAGAGTAGTTTCATCTATGAAAGATTATTTATACTCTACTAATAACATAGGATTATTCCAGGGAGATGTATCAGCAGAGAGAGAAAGACTATTCTTTGACAGAGATGATAATGAATCTCTTGCAAGTTATATGAATAATCTCAAAGTATCTAAGAGATATCCTCTTATGTATACTAATGAGCTTTTGAAAGCTTTACAATTTGATGGAATCCAGACAACAGGAGCACCATCTATTATTAAGCATCAAACTGATTTCAATACTAATTTTGATAAAACAGATAAGTATAATTCATTTATGGAATTAATCCAGGATGATAAAACTGATTTAGGTACATTTAATGGTGAGCCAATGACTCCAAGAAAGTTAGCTCAAGACTTAGCATCATATGCTTATCTTGCTAATAATGAAAATGGAGCTATTGGATTCAGAGACTTTGTTAATGTTAAATATTTAACAGCAGCAGGAGTATCTGAGAATATCAGAAATATAAACAGAAGCAGAGCAGGTTGGAATATATCTAATTTGATGGAGAACTTCATTAAACAGTTCTATCAGCATAATCCTGAGGAAGCCAGAATCTTCTCTCCTGTGAATACAAACATAGAAGAGTTTGCTATGGTTAATCTTGAAGCTAATAAAGAAAGAAACAGATACAATGCAAGTAAAGAAGAGATAAACAAAATAAGATTCTTCAATGAGCTTACTGAATTCTCACTAAGAGATAATGCTTATCAGTTCATTGCTATGAGAGATACAAGTATTAAGCTTTCAGATAATCAATACAAACTATTCCAATGGGATGGAGATAAATATGTACAAATTCCTGTACTTGGTACATTTGGATTTAATGAATACAATCCAAATAACTCAAATCAGAAATCTATTATATATCCTGAAGTTGGTAAAGATACTACAGTTGTGAATAATTCAGGAGCTATACAGGCAACACCTGCTTTAGTTCTGGACCAGGTTCTTGATTTGTCTAAAGGTATTACTTCTCTGATGGAGCAATTATATAATTCTCCTAATAGTAAATACAGAGAGTTTGCAGAACAACTTACTCCTTATATAGACAATACAACTAAAGTTAAGATTGAAGCTGTAATGACATCTAAAGGAGATTTAAGTACAGGAGTTTACAGAAAGACTGATAATACAATCTATCTGAATCCTAATCTTATATCAGAGCTTATGATGAAGAAAGGTATCAATGCAGATAATCTGAATAGTGTGGTTGAAGAAATTCTTCTTGAAGAGATTATACATAGTATAACAATAAGTCAATTAGACAAATATGGTACTATGACAGATGATGTTTATACTCCTGGAGAAAATACTCCTGTGTTTATAGATAAGCTTGTAGCTCTTCATAATATAGCTAAGCAGAAGTTACCAAATGAATACTATACTAAGAACTTATATGAGTTTACAGCAGGAGTATTTGTATCAGAAGATTTTACCAACACACTTGATAATATAATGCATAATGGTAAGACTTTACTAGACCACTTTAAAGATGCTATTGCTTCCATGATTAGATTTATAACAGGAAGTACATATTCAGATGCTACAAGAAATACAGTATTTGAACTTTTAAGTAATACAAATATAAATGTACAAACTATAGAGGTTAATGAGATACAAGAAATGAAACAGGAAGACTTCTCAATAGATAATTTCCTTAATAAATTCAATAGTGGAACATTTGAAACAGGTGGTCCACAAGAAGAGTTTTCAGGTAGAGAATTTTATAGTAAAGATGGGGATAAATTTGATTTTGAGATATATGATGGTATAAATGGAAAAATAGATAACCCTGAACAAAGAAGTAATAAAGATAAGTTATCTCTATCAGTAAAAAGAGAAGGCCAAACAGTAGGCACTGTAAGTTTTTGGAAAGATACAGATGGTAAATATTATTCTAATAATATATTTATAAACCAAAACTTTAGAAGAAAAGGTATTGCTTCAGCTTTATATAAATATGCTCAGGAAATAGGATTAGAAATTAAACCCTCCAAAATACAAACAGAGATGGGAGAAAAATTCTCTCAATCAAGATTACCAGAGATTAAGAAATGTTAATAAAAATATGTATCTTTGTACATTCAAAAAAATAAGTTATGGCGTGTGAGGTTACAGAAAAAGATATTCAGAACAGAATAAAAAATGAACTATTAGATAAATTTGATAACATCAAGTTTACAAAGTACTCAGACAGATTGGCTGGCTTCATTCCATATGATGCCAATAATCCATCTAAGTCTTCTCTATATGGTAAAGTTAAAAAAATAGAAAGCCAATATAACTCACAGTATCATGCTACTCAGTATGGTACTGTAGTTTCATTAAACCAAATGAAAGATGGTGTTGAATTAAATATACATCCATCAAGAAAGCTTGCTTCTGCTATGAGTTTACAGAATCAATCTGATGAATCATTCTCTAAATATGAAGGAGTAGCTTATAAATTAAAAGCTGTAGAGATACTTTCTTCTAACAGAGCTGTAGAAATATTTAATAAAGGAGAGAGAAATAACTGGTCATTAGATAAAATACTAACAGAGCTTAGTATTCCTAAAGAACAAAAGCAATTAATATTTGATTCAGGTAAAACTAACAGAGAAGATATTCTTTTAGATTTAGCTTCTAATTATAGTTATACCATTAAAGTTGATATTACTAAAGATAAAAAATATATAGATTATCAAGAAGGTGCATATTTTGTACATGATGGTTATACATATGAAAATCTTCAAAATCCAGTATCTGAAGAACTTAGATATTATAAAGTTAAAGGAACAGACCCAGAAAATGACTCTTATGACAGAGAAGATTATATTTACATTACACAAGAAGAATTTGATAATACCAGAAAACTTTTAGATAACTCAAAAAATAGCAGTTATTATTCAAACTTAACAGTTCCAGGTGGTGCTAACTATACAGAACAAGAAATATCTACTCCACTAATTATTCCATCTATTAAAGGCCATGCTCAATTTAGTACTGATAATGGTATTGGATGGTTTAGAAGTGATGAATTAACTTCTGCTGATGTAAATAATAGAATAGAAAGAGGTGAACCTATGAATGTTTTTGATGAATTAGCTAAAAGTGCTGATGAATTAAAAACAAGAAGAATACTTGAACTACAATCTGATTTATTTCAGAAAGGTAGAGATAAAGATAATTTAGATAAAAATAGAATTGAAAGAATTCAACCTAATCCTTTAATGCCACCAGCAGATAGTGGTAATATTTTACCTGATACTACTTCTAATAAATTTCTACAACTTTTAAACAAAGATAATAACTGGGTAACATTTTTTGTTAAATCTATTATTCAAGATTCTGCCAAAAAAGGATATGAAAAAGTTTTATTTCCATCTGGAGATACTGCTAGTAAAGTTGAAGGTCATACTACTTTAGAAGAATTTAAAAGACAAAAAGAAGATAGAATAAAACAAATAAAACAATATCCAGAAGTTGTTAAAAATGGTGAATATTTTATTCCTGGTACAGATATAGGTGATGCATATTTAGTAGTAACTGATAAAAGTTTTAATCTTGTGAGTGAATCTGACTATAATGATAATTGGAAACATGGTCAATCACTAGGAAAGCATGATACTATTAAAATATTAAAAGCTAATAAATTTGATAATGCTCTTGAATTATCTGATTCTCAACAAAATGAAATTAATCAACTTAAACAAGAACTTGAAAATGTAGAAGGCCCTCAAGGATTTGGTGCATTAAAACCTATATATAATTTTTATGAAAATCAAGTTCAGAATATATTAAAGAAGCAAGGTTATAATCCTATTAGAACTACTGATGAATATGGTAATGGTTGGTTTGAAGTAAAATTAGATAATCAAAAAGCCATACAAGATTCTAATGAATTTTCTTTTTCAAGATTTGAACAAAGAGAAGTAACTAAACCTGTTACAGATAATTTCATTGAATATAAAAATTATAAAGAATCTCAACTTACTAAAGTAAAACAGGCTCTTAAGACTTTATATAAAGATAGAAGAAATCCAAAGAAAAATATATCAACTATTGCTATTCAGATTGACAGACTTACTAATATAGAAGCTAAAATCAAAAATGATATTGATTCTTTAAATAAGAATGATATTAATCTTATGTTTCATGCTATTGATTCTGATATCACAGATTTAAACAAAGTACTTGATAATGCTTCATATAAAGATAATAAGTTTGATATGGATGAAATAAAAGACAGACTTGAATTTCTGTATCAGCTTGTAAAGGGAGTATCTCTTGATAATAAAGTACAACCTAACAGAGAGACTCTGGCTTCTTATAATCATCCTGATTTTGCTAAAGTATCTTTAGCAGTAGATGAATTGAATCTGAAATACAAAGATAAGCTTAATCAGTTAAGAGATGTAATACTTGAATCTGATATTAGTTATGTTAATAATGTAATTAATAACAAAGCTCTCACAACAGAAGATATAGCATCTATGTTTGAAAACAAAAAAGATATTAACTGGCTTGAGAAAACCTTTCTTGGTATTACTTCATCATCAACAGATGATGGTGTGTTTACACAAGTACTTAAATCTACACTGGAAACTAAAGTAGCTTTAAGAGAAGCTGAGGTTAAAACATTCCAGGATAAACTTGCTTTATCTATAAGAAAGCTGGATAAGAAAGGATTTGACTTTATATTTGAAAAATCAGAAGCTGGAAATAAGACAGGTAATATTATAAATGTTATCTCTCCTGCTTTCAACAAAAAACTTTATGAATATAAAAAAATCAATTCTAATTCTGATTTAACTGATGAACAGAAATACAAAGATAAAGTAGAATGGCTTAAAAAAAATACTGAAGTTATTGATTTCAGAAAGATAAAATCTGTAAAAGATTTGTATGAAGATATGTATGGAGAACACTTTAAGTTTTCAGAAGCAGAAATGCTAAGATATGAGAACTATCTTGGAGATATGCTTGGTCCATTATATGAAGAAGAAATAAGTAAAGTACTTAATAGTCTTGAGAATTTACAAATACAGAAAGAATCATTACTATCTGATACAAACAATAGATTCAGACACAGAGATGTAGCTAAGGTAGACCCTTGGGCTTTCATATCTAATTATAACTCACCTAACTCAGCAGAGAAAGTAAACTTTAGAGCTGGTGGTATTAATACAGAATCAGTATATTCTGATGTTCAGAATATAAGATTTGCTCCTATTAAAGATATATATGTAACATTTGATTCAACAACAGGTGATGAAATATATGCAGACTCAGGATACTATAACAAAGATTTCAATGAAGTACTTCAGGACCCTGATAAATTAGAGTACTGGCAACTTATGAAAGAAATCTATTCAGATTATATCAATCCATTATATAATGAATCTGATATATCTGATATGTCTTATGCTAAATTTGAGAATGAGTTTCTTGAGACTATAGCTCAGGCTAAGAAATTACAGAAAGGAAGTAAGTTATTTACTAAGTCTTTACATGCATTTAAAGAAATGTTCTATGAAAGAGGTAGAGATTTCACTAAAGATGGTATATCTAAAAACTATTCTGACAGAAGTAAAAGAGAGATTTCAGAGCTTACACAAGCTCTTGTACAAAAAGGAAGAACTTATACTCAGGCAAGAGAAGAAGCTACAGCCAGTGTGCTTAAAAGTTATTCTACAGATATAAATAAAGTAACATCAGCTTTACTTGAAATGTCAGCATTGCAAAAAGCTAAACAAGATACAATGCCTATTGCTAATCTTATTGTGGATTCACATAAACTTATAAAAAGTGAGAAAGGTGAGGAAAGAAAGAGAAGTATTGAGAGGCTTGAGAATTGGGTAGCCAGAGTAATTAAAGGAGAGAATGAAAAATACAGAGGCTCTGCTTCTTTCTTAGGTGATAATCTGAGTAAGGGAACATGGTTTGCTGCTATGATAAATAAAATGTCTACCATACCTTTTATCAAGAAATATGTAGATAACAAGAAAGGGCACTTACTTACAGATAATGAGAAAGAACTTCTTAAACATCTTACAAGTCTTAAAGAAATAGGACATAACAAAGGTATAAATACAAGTTTTAAAGTAGATGGTGTAAGATATGTACAAAAACAAACTGAAGATGGACCTCAATACTATGAAGTAGTAACTGAGAAAGATATTAAAGAACTAACTGAAGAACAATTCGAAGCTGTGTTCCAAAAACATATTGAGAATAAGATTGAAGAGCTTGGTCTTGATTTAAATACAGCAGGTATTATACAAGGTATACTTAAAGTAATTATTGTAAAAGGTCTTGGTCTTAATCCTATATCAGGTATCTTTAACAGGATTGAAGGTAAAAATTCAGGTCTTGTTATGGATAAGACAGGTAAGTACTGGAAGTCAGGTAATATAGCAGAAGCTAATAATTTCATGGCATTTGCTAATTTCATTAAATTCTTACCTGAAAGATTTACTCCTGAGCAATCTAAAAAAGTACAAGAGCTTCAGAAGCTACAAGTACTGGTTCATAATATGAATCTTATTCAGGACAGAAAGAATGAGCTTGAAAGACATGCAGATAAGTCTCAGTTTGATTATGAGAAATTAACTAATATCTATCAATTTGCTGTAGAGAATCCTGAGTTCAAGAATCAGGGTGCTATTCTTTTATCAGTACTTATGGATACTAAGATAAAAGATATAGGAGGAAATGAGAGACCTATATTTGATGGTAAACAGTTTCCTGCTTATGATAATATAAATGGAAAGCTTGTACTTAAACCAGAGTTCAGGACAGTAGAAAATATTTCTAACTGGGAGAACTTTGATATTGATGAAGTAGATTTAACTAATAATCAATATCTTCTGACTAAGAATAAGATTAAACATGCTATATCAAGGTCTCAGGGTAACTATGATAATTTAGATGTTATTGATGCTACTAAGAATATATGGGGTAGAGCCATGACTTTATTCATGAAATGGATGCCAGAACATGCTATGCAAAGATTCTCTAAAGGAGAAGGTATTGATATCATTAATGATGGTAAGAAGAAACAAACTGGTAGATACAGAACATTAGCAATGAATAACCCTGCTTTAATCACAGGTGGTGCTTTAACTTTATTTACTGGATTTGGACTTACTCCTCTATCAGCAATAGCTGGATTAGGACTTACAGGATTTGTTGCTGCCAAATATTTTTATGACTTATATAGTGGAGAAAAAGGAATACAAAGAGAAGCTAATAATACAAAAGAATTCATTGATTTTGCTCAGTCTATAGTAGTAGAAACTCTTAACTATCCACTTGAAGCTGTTAACTCTAAATTGAAAATAAAGAATACAGCTTATAAAAATAGTAACATGTCTTCTGAAGAAGTAGGTAATTTACAAGCTATTGCTAAAGAACTCGGAATCAAACTTACATTTATGGCAATGCTTCTACTTATTAAGAAATTAACATGGGATGATGATGATGATAAAAAATCTAAAAGAAGAGAATTTCATAATTTTGCAGATAATCAATTGACAAGAATGATTGGTTCTATATCTAACTGGACTAATCCTCAAGCTTTAAGTTCTGATGTACAAAGACTTGCTTTCCTTAAGTATCTTTGGGATGCAGGTAAACTTATGAATACTATAGCTACAGCAGATGCTAAGAAAGATTTCAAAGAGAATGTATTTAAAGTATCTCCTCTTCCAAGAATACTTAACAGAGATGAAATGCCTTGGTATGATAAGAAAGAATTCGAAACTACATCATGGATTGATAAGTATATTAAAGGTGGTGGACCTAAAGCAGCTCTTAAGAAATTCAGAGAAGATAAAGAAAAGGAAATTAAAGCTGAACTTGATGAAAAAGATTTAACTCCTGCTAAGTATGAAAAAGAGCTTAGAAAAAGAATGAGAGATGAGGTTCCAACTAAATCTAAAGATATGACTTACAAAGAAGTAATGGAACTTATTAAAGAAGGAGAAGATGGTAAATCTGTAAGAAGAAAGAGAAAAGTCACTAAAGAAGAAAGAGATGACAGAAAAGAGGAGTTAAAGAATGAAGGATATGAAGATGATGAAATCTACGAGATAATGAAAGATGAGTTCTCTTCAAGGTAATAAAAAGAAAAAAGGAAGCCCAATTAAGTGCTTCCTTTTTTATTATCTACCTACACAACCTCCTGAGCATTGCCATCCAGGTTCATGTCCACATTTAGGACAAGGTTTATCATCTTGGTCTTTTCTTTTCATAATAAATTATTTTGAATTATCTTTCACCTATATCTCTTAAGTATTCTTTTGTTGAGTCTGCATCCATTTTCCTGGAATGAGTACCACAAGGAAGTTCAATGATTATCTTATCTTCATCTTGTGCTACTTTTAATTCCATAGCTACTCCTCCAGGTATTCTGCCATCAGGTAATCCTCTAAAAGCAAAGACTTCACAATCTCTTATTCTTTTAAAGAATACTTCTTCAAACATTACCATGTAGTTCTGATTATAAGTTGGTCCAAAAGTTACTTTGAACTTCTCAACTTCAGCCTGTACTTCAGGTATATTAGGATTAATTACTTCAAGACCTAATTTAGTTAAAGTCTCAATATCTCTTAATTCCTGTGGGGTATT